TCAATTCTTAGTTATTGATATCGCTTCACTATCTGGAATATTTCCCTCACAAGAATTGCTGTGAGGGGCAAGCTCGTTCCCGAGCTGTTCGCTGACGATGCGCGAAGACTTTACTCCAAGGCGGGCTCTGTCCGCTTTTTTTGTGTAAACTTCAGCCTGTTTGGAGTTCGACCAGCCGAACTGGCTCATCAATTCATGCGCTGTTGCGCCGCCATTTGCGGCCATCGTCGCTGCCAGCTTCCGCAAGCCGTGGGTATTTTTTTCGAGATTCGCTTTCCTTGATGCGTCCCCGAACCAGTTTCCGAACCCTGGGACCGAAAATGGCTTCCCATAATCAGTCACCAAAAAATGGAGATCGCCGGTCTGCGTTGCCGCGATGATGTCGATCACGCGCTGCGGAAGCTCGACAGTGATTCGCGCTGATGTCTTCGTAGTGGTGATTGAGAGGGTATTGCCGCGCAGGTGCTGACGTCCGATCCGGACCAGGTCCGACCGCCTCAGCCCAGTATGCATGGCGAGCTCCATCGCCAGCCGCTGTTTTGTGCCTATCGGCCATTTGATGCAGAATGCCCGAACGTCCTCGATCTCCCACGCCGGGAAGCCGTCACCCTTGAGCTTGAAGCGCTCCGCTCCTTCTGTAGGGTTGACCTTCATGTGGCCGTTCTTGACGGCCCACCGGCATAGAGCAGACATCGATTTCAGATAGTTGTTTGCGGCTGCCGGCGTCTTGGCACGATCTTCCATGCCTGCACGCACGGCTTTGTCCGTGATCAGGGAGTAAGGCTTCATCCCGATCTTGCCGCCGCGACCGTCTGACTTTTCTTTGACATGGAAAAATATGTTGCTGCGCTGCTTCCTGGTCGCCGGCTGGAGGCCTGCCCAGTCTGCGCTCTCCATGTAGCGAGCAATAAGCCATGCGATCGTGTTCGGGGTGTCGCGATCCTTTATCTCGACTTCAGTACCCGCAAGAGCGGCCTGATAGGCCGCGCGAAATCTGCTATCGTTGGGGTCGGGAAGGCGGGTGCGCGTACCCTTCCCGATGCGGAAATAGTATACCCAAGAACCGTTTCGGTCCTTTTGCTTACAGACATAGAGCGGGAGTTTTCGCGGCATGAAGTCATTCAAAGCCTGATCTCCTCGTGTTCGTCAACAGCAGCTGGCTTCGCGTTGTCTGGCGCGACACGAAAAAGCCTGCCGCCAATCTCCACTTCGACGCGAACACCATCCCTCTTGGCTACCTTCGCCATCCTGCGCAGCTCAATCTCGGTGATGATCGCTCGAGCTGTCATGGCTTGCCATCCGCATCGTTCTGGGGCGAGCAGATGTTCTCGTTTTTAGGGTCACTATTAGGGTCATCTGGGCAACATGTTGCCGAGCTTTCTTCTTTTGATCCACACGCGTTCTCGTTGACTTTCGACGCATCCGCGAGTTCGGCTGATACCAAATTCGTTCCGGGTGATGGGCTCTCTGCTTCCAAGGCGAGGCGCAGCATTTCAGCGCATTCCTCGAAGGCCACGCGCCGGCCGCGATAGTAGTCGTTGTGAGTTCGCTGGACGTCTGACGCGCCGACAATACCCCCGCCGTCGCTGAGCTTGGACTTGAGGATTGCGAGAACACGGTCAAGCCCGCGCTTCTCGTTTTCGCTTCTGGGGGTGAGCGGAGCCCAGCAAGAGCTCCACTGCTTATAGAAGTGGTCGCGCTCACCCTGGAGGTGCTCGATCGCTTCTGCGGCTTCGTCCATAAGCGGCTGATACCCATACGATGGCCGAGTTCTGACGCGCAGCCGATCAACGATCTCGGCAAGATTTGTGTTGCTGGTCATGGTTTAACCTCCGAAGCTGCGAGTGCTGCCCGCGCCGCCTCGTCGAGTGTTTTCCCGAAACCGAGAATGTCGCCGGTCTGATGCGGGACGATGCCTATCAGATCCCGATAGGGTTTCATGTCGATGGAGCCGGATTTGCCGGGAAGGCGAACCAGCCATTGCGATGGGCAATTCGGGTTGTGCTGAATGGCAAACGTCAGCTTCAAAAGATCTTCCGGCACACCCGCCACATGATCCTGCGGCGGTGGGTCTGAGGGGTGCGCTCCTGGTAGCGAGAAGATCGGGACGTAGTCCGCAATTGATCCTTCAACCATGATCAGGTCTTCAGGCGTGACGATCTTGTACTCTCCGCTGTTATCGTGGAGCAGTTCCGCGAACGTATCCCTAGAAATGTAGCCGATTGGATTCGTTTTGGGTGGCGAGGTGCTGGCGAGAGCTTCCCGCGCCGCATCGAAGACAGGGCCGTCGAGGTTGCGGACGCCGTGGCTGTCGAATACGGCGCGGTTCTTCATTGCTAGGTCAGCCCAGTCGATGATTGCCTGCAGGCGCTCTCTGAATATCGCTTCAGTCATGAGATGATCCTCAATTCGGCTTCGTCATGTCGGCGTGTCGGCCGATATGCTCTTCGGTTTTCTGGAAATAGATTTCCTTCAGACGATCATTCGGCTTGAATTCGGGGATAAGATCCGCGCGACCACCGAGAGCTTCGAATTCCATGAAAGGGAACGGCACCCAACTGACGGGGTCTTTCTCCCCGTGCCAATCGGGATATCCAAAAGCATATGCCTTGCCGCATTCGATACAGTTGTTCATCCCGAAGGTTACAGTCTTGTTCAACCCGCCACACCAAGGGCAGCAGGCGCCATTGGAGAAGCAGGAGACAGGGACGGGAAGCCGGCGAAGTGCCTTGCTGAATTCCTCCATGTCGCTCATTCTGCCGAGCCCTCCGTGGTGGTGCGATTGTCAGGGAGCTCAACAACGACATGCTCGTTGTTGCGGGTATGGCTGAACGTCGCGCAGGCGAAGGTGAGGCCGTGTGCGGCCTGCCATTCGTCACACGCTCGCTTAACGCGCGCCTCAAGATCCTTTTCCTGCTCAGGTGTGCAATCGAACCACGGGCCATCGTCATATTCGCTCGACGTGCGATCGCTGTCGGCCATGCTGTCTTCGGCTCGTTCAAGAAGCCGGTCTCTTTCTATCCAGTCGGCTAGGCGTAGCGGATCTGACCGGGCTTCGACGATATGGAAGCCAAGGTTCCATCCGCCTTCCTCGTGCTGAAACTCGCCCAGACTATCGTTGGTCGCGGCCTGGATGATCGCCTCGCGGGTGTCTTCTGGGCCGACCGTGCACCATTCTTCGGTGCTACCAGCCCACCACTGCCATGGTGCTTCCAAGGCCAGCACATTCGGTTGGGGTGATGGGGAAGCGAGATCGCTATATGGGAATGTGCCTAGCGGCTTGTCTGTTGGCTCTTCCGTCTCAAGATCAACGATTTCGCATCCTTCCAAACACTCGGCGTGCACGGTCAAAAGTTCGATATCGGTGGCGCATACGTCATCCGACTTAAACGGCTCGGCGCAAATTGGGCAGCGATCGATACCGTTTATATCCCAAATCCGTCCTTGATGATCCTCGTAAGAACCGTCTGCCTTAAGGACGAGCTTTAAGAGTAGAGACCCAACGTCGGCGTAAAGTTCGCCGCTTACCTCACCTATCATGCCCTCGCGGACACTAAAGGTCTTGCTATTCCCACGCATTATGCAGGCTGCGTCTTTCACCACAGAGAACGCCTCAGTCATGATTGTTCCTCCATGGCGAAAAGAGCGGCATTCAGGGCGGCTCGGCACCCGTCATGGAAAAGTTGCTGCGAACCACCGTGAACGTCCTCAGGCCACTGCTGGCTTTTTCGATGGCGGCCGTAAACCTCAAGCCAATAGGCCGCAGCTGCTTTTTCCACCATCTCATCAGTCACCCACAAATTCGTTTCGGGTGATGGGTTTTTATGCTGCGTCATCGAAAGTCACCTCACAGCTTTCCTCGCAGCCGCCGCCTACATCGAGGTCGAGGCCACGAAAGAAGTCCATCTGATTGATTTGCGCGTCGTCTTCTGCCGGTGCGAAGTTCCCCTCCGCTGCAAGGCGTCGGATGTCCTCGACCTTGAGGCGGTTGCGGAAGAACCGCTTTTCCTCATTGCGTGGGTTGGCTCCAGACATCGGGTAGAGCCTTTCCATTCGCTCTGGAAAGTCGAATGCTTCTGGCGTCTCGGACATGATCGTCAGGTGCTTGCGCAGCGACTTCTTCCAGCACCATTTGCAGTTGCCCTGATATCCCTTCAGTTCGAGCCGGAAGGATTGTCGGCTCCAGAAAGCGTTGACGTCATCCTTGGTGTGCGGAAACCGCTTAATGAGAGGATAGACCAGCCGAGCAGACGCTGCGTTTGGATTGATGCGATCGATCTCGTCGATGCGGATGCCGATGGCAGTGTCGTATGTCCCCGCCTTCCAACCAATTGAACGACAATAGGCTGTGATCGCTCGTTCCTTAAGCTCGCGTGTGCAATGGATAAAGCCGGGACCAGGAATACCGAGCTTCGCAATCATCGCCTCAAAGACCGATCCATCACGGCAAGCCGTATTGAAGTCGACGACGCGAGCGGAGACGCCCTTACCATGCTGCGGATCAGTTACGGCTTCCACCCACACGACATTCCAGCTCCATGCCTCATCGCATCGACGGACGAACTCAAGCGTCTGCTCGTTTTCCTGACTGGTGTTGGCGAATACGGTGATAATCTCGTCGTACTCGCCGGCACGACGCTCGTGGATGAGCTTCGTCATTCGGCCGGATGTTTCTCCGCCAGAAAAGCTGATCAGAAGCCTGCGGGGCTCGCTCATGGCTGGCCCTCCGTGGTAGCGGTTGGGAACAGCAGTTCCTGCGCCTCTTCGACAAGTTCCATTAGAGCGCCATCAGGGTTCGGATGATCGTCGCCCGACATGGCCACACCCATGCAGACACCCTGCACCTTGCCGATGAAGTCACGGACGTGCGGCGGAATCACGTTGGTCTGCGGCGGTCGGGTCCCGGTCTCTTCTTTGAGACCTTGAAGTGTATCGCGCCACCAAGCGGCCTCACTCATTCGACCGTTTGCATGGTCGTGCCGGAGGAGCGGCCCGATATCGTCCGGCAGGTGGAGTTCGCCTTCCTCATCCAGGCAGTCGTCGAGGCAGGTGAACTCTCGCTGCTTCCGATCAAAATAATCGACCTGACCAAGCGCTTTGGAATGGAGTTGATCTAGCACTTCCATGCGCGCGAGCGCTTTAGCCTTGGCTATCTCATCATGCATGCGCTTCGTAGTGTAGCGCGGCTGGTTGTCACCTTCCAAATGGTTCTGGGGCGGGTGGATGTTCTCGTTTTTAGGGTCACTATTAGGGTCATTTCGGCAACATGTTGCCGAGGTTTCTCCGTTTGATCCTTGCGCGTTCTCGTTGACTTTTGGTGCGTCTACGAGTTCGGCGGCCACCAAATTCGGTTGGGGTGATGGGGAAGCGAGATCGCTATATGGGAATGTGCCTAGCGGCTTGTCTGTTGGCTCTTCCGTCTCAAGATCAACGATTTCGCATCCTTCCAAACACTCGGCGTGCACGGTCAAAAGTTCGATATCGGTGGCGCATACGTCATCCGACTTAAACGGCTCGGCGCAAATTGGGCAGCGATCGATACCGTTTATATCCCAAATCCGTCCTTGATGATCCTCGTAAGAACCGTCTGCCTTAAGGACGAGCTTTAAGAGTAGAGACCCAACGTCGGCGTAAAGTTCGCCGCTTACCTCACCTATCATGCCCTCGCGGACACTAAAGGTCTTGCTATTCCCACGCATTATGCAGGCTGCGTCTTTCACCACAGAGAACGCCTCAGTCATGATTGTTCCTCCATGGCGAAAAGAGCGGCATTCAGGGCGGCTCGGCACCCGTCATGGAAAAGTTGCTGCGAACCACCGTGAACGTCCTCAGGCCACTGCTGGCTTTTTCGATGGCGGCCGTAAACCTCAAGCCAATAGGCCGCAGCTGCTTTTTCCACCATCTCATCAGTCACCCACAAATTCGTTTCGGGTGGTGGCGTGAGAGCCCGCTCGACAGCCTGGAGCGTCAAGAGGTCATCGCCATCGAATCGACCGGCCCTAAACTCGCTTATCGTATCTTCCGTGAAGCCCATCTCTGCGGCCTCGCGGCAGATGATCGCAATAGCTTGGGCAGTAACAGCCTTTTCCCTTTCGAGGTCTTCGTCCAGTTCCTCGTAGATGTCTGCCGCGCAAGGTTCGGCGACAGAGTAGCTGCGCCCGTCGTAAATCGAACCGATGCAATAGCCTTGATCTTCCGCACGTCGCACGTCCGCAGGGTCGGCAACATCGATGGTTCCGACACGGCGGTAATTAGGCGGGCAGTCGTTACCGATGAAGGTGTAGGTTTTGCGATCTTCGGTCATGCTGCCTTCCTCACGGTTGCGCCTCGGGTGAATTTTCCAAACGTCAGGTCACAGAAGCAGTCCGAAATACTGAGCCAAAGGCTGTACTTCGCTTTCGCGGCGGACACGGCGACAATGGTCGATGTCTGGCCTTCGTATGTCACGGCATAGAGCCGGTGCTTATCGCCGATTTCCTTCAGGTGCTGCTTGAGCGCCTTACGGCCGGCCTCGGTGACGAAGAAATATGCCATGCGGCTGGGCGCGGTTCTGCCGTGGGTGTCCCAATATGGAGAGGCTGCGAATTCCTTCGCTTCCTTGCTGTCGGTAGCCGTCGCAAAGTAGTTGCGATAGCTCTCGACCATCGGATCGACCGGCCTGCCAAGGGCGTGGTCGATATGATCCATGGCCTTGTCTTTGAGGTATCGATTGACCTGGCTGCTCATTCTGCCAAGCCCTCCGGGGTGGCGGACTGTCCGTAAAGAGCCGCTTTCGCGCGTAGCAACCAACCATCCATCTCGCCGATAACCGTCACCGCTCGGGCGTCGATCTCGTCTTCGACGACAAGGCGTCCGTCTACCTGGAACGATGAAAAGAGATTGTCCCGTTCTTTCTGGATCAGGTTTGCGGCTTCTTTAATCAGCCCGTAAACGCCCGACGGAGGTTGGGTCATCAACGCGCGGATCTGCGTCTCAATCTCTTGTGCGGTCTGAGCCTGTCGCGCGCGCGTCAGTGCTCCTTCACAGTTCGGCGGGCCTTCCGAGAGGCAAGCGTCTCGCCTACCGATCTCGTCCTCGTAAACGGCATGGGCGATCCGGGCGCAGCGCTCAAGGTCACCCATCGTATTCGTTTGGGGTGATGGCGTGTTTGCCATATCACGCAGGCGTTCGCCTAAGGCGGTCATAAACGCGGAATATTCCGGGTCCAGATTGTCGCGCGCCTGCATGCGGCACTGTCCGGCGAAATCTTCTAGCGACCAAGTATCAAAACGACCATCTTCGATCGGCCGCTCTTTCGTCTGGGGTGGTGTGTTCTCGTTGGTCATTTGTAATATCTCCCCTTCGGTGAGTACCGGAGCTTGATTTCGCCTATCGCTCGCAGGCATTCAGCACAGTTGACAGTCTGTCCGGGTCTTGCGAATTCAAACGGTTCCGTCTCGCACATCGGATCGTCAGGGGCGTCGAAGGCGTCACCACAGAGCGAGTATTCAGCTTGCAAAGGATCTTCGGCGCATAGTTTCTTACGCATCCGATCCACCACCCAAATGCGGCTGGGGTGCTGGGGTCCGCGGTACCATTGGCCAGACGGGTCCGAAGTCAAGCATGACCTCGCGGCAAGTGCTCTCAGAACCGACATACACTGGCGGCTGCTGGCCTCCTGCGAGCACTGAGAGGAAGATGCGGCCGGTCGTCGCAATCTCAGCAAGCTCCTCCGCCGTCACAGTCCAGCATGAGACGCAAGAATGCCGCGTGCGGTATACGTGCATGTCCTGGACGCTCTCTGCGCCTTCAGGTGCTCGCATTACGAGGTTGCTACCTTCGAAGTCGATTGGCTGTCCCATGGCACCCTCCAGTTCTCGCGCGGTTTAACAATTGGTGGGCCGTTCTCGTCGGGCCCTGCGACGGCTCAAGACTTTTTAAGGTCGTTGGTCACTCTCGTTCCAAAGCGGGGAAGCAAGACGGCCTTGAGGATCGACAGCAGAATGAACAGGCCGACGATCGTCATGAAACCCAGGTTCTGGTAGACCGGGGGCAACCAGTAGAAGTACGTCGGCGCCAGCCCATTCCAGAGGAAGTAGAACGGGATGGCGAGCATCGTGTGAAAGAAGAGGCCGAGAAGCCAGCCTACGATCGGGATTGAATAAATCATCGGGCCTTCCCTCACTTCGAGACGCGGCCGGCAACGAAGCCGACGACGATCAGCAACATGCTGGTGATGAAATCGAGTGCCGCGGTCAGCAACGTGAACTGCAGGATGATTAAGACGCCCGCCACCGTGGCGAAAACGAGCGCCTTTCCTGATTTCAGGAAACTAGACATCGTAGTTTGTGATGTTCAGACCGAGACGCTGCGCGATGCTGGCAAGCACGGCCTTTTCCTTCTCGTCGATGCCGCCGTGGTCTGCGACGTCGAGGGCGGAAAGCAGGACCGTCTCCGCCATATCGTGGTCGGCTGCAACGTCCTCGATCTCTTTGAAAAGGCCTGACCGACCGACGCGGCCGCCCTGGGCGCGCTTGAGCATGGCATCTGCGGTTCGCTCAATTTCCTGCGTGCGAAAGTTCGCCGAAAGATTGGCGTTGGACGTGATGGCTTTGATGGTCTGATCCACCTCGGCATCCGACACGTCGCCATCTGCAGCGGCCACCAGCGCGGAAGCAGCGCAAACTGCTTCGAGGAAGTCGTTACGGCCCGAGTACTTGTTCACTCCGCCAGACAGTTTGGCTTTCAGTGCTGAGAACATATGAAGTCTCCTATGAGTTCGAAGGCACATCGCCTTCGATATCGGCCCTGAGATCGATATCGAATGAGATCCGCGCGTCAGTTGGCTCCCGCGCCCTTCCAGTCTCGGAAGCGAGAAAGAAGGTGGTCCCATCGCTTAGCGGCGGCTGGATGCGTGTTGAGTTCGGAGCGAGAATCGATGTCCAAGACCTTGCGAACGCCGGTGGCGAAGCGCTCTTGATCGTCGGAAGGGATGCCGTGCTTCTGCAGCATGAACCGCTTGAACTGAGCGTCCTCGCAGATCCTGCCGCATTCCTTCGCGAGGTCCGGGCGTGGCTGCTCCAAGAGGTTCTGCATCTCGCGGATCTTCCTGAATGCCTCTGCCAAGATCCGGAGCAGGAACAGGATGTCTGCATGTGCATGCATGAGAAAGTTACGGTCCTGATAGCCGCACTCTTCGGTAAGCGTCACGAGGGCGACGGCAGGCTGGCTAGGTAGCAAGCGAGCGGTCAGCTGCTCTCCATGAACGGCGCTATCGATCGCTCTCCAGTCGGTGCTGCTCTCTCCATGCCGCGCGCGGATGGTGTCCAGCCGCTCTTTGTCCTGGGCGTTGCCCATGCTCAGGCCTCCCGCTCGGCTAAGCGCGAAAGTAGAAGATCGCGCAGCGGGCGGTCTGCCTGAAGGCATCCGCTAAGGGTCAGTGCATGGAAGAGGGCGGCTTCAAGCGACCGCGTTCCCTCGACGATAGATACCTCATCCCTCACGCGGTCGGACAACATGCCGAACCTGCATGCGGCATCGTTCAGATTGACTGCAACTGCGCCAAGCTCGCGTTGAAAGAAAGGTGCCGGGTGCGTCTCGACGGCGCGCAAGGCGGGGCGGACAGGAAGGCGGAGAATCGTCGCGCTCATACTGCCTCCCACGCATAGCGAGTTTCAATCTCCATGACGCGTTGGCCAGCGAACGCTGCCGCGGCGCACATGCCGATGATCGAGATGGCGAGGGCCAAGGCGAGAGTGAAACGCGGTGGAAGGTATTCGATGCGGGCGCGTGCCGAGCCGGTGATGGCGATCGCTGACGGACGAACGCCCGTATAACCGACGATGGCGGGCACGTTGCGTCGTTCTGCAGCGTGGCGGCGGAGGATCTCCGCTTCCACTTCCAACCGCATCTCGATCGCGATTTCTGCCGACATGCCCCAACGTTCTTCGCTGGCAATCTCGGCTGTCCAGAATGCAAGTTCTTCGTCCAGCTGCACCATCGTCATCTGTGACAATGGCAGTGTTGTAGGTACGTGCTGAAGGTTTTTGACGGCTGACATTGTGGCCTCCGATCCGTTTCGGATGCCGTCTGCGCGGCTCACGCCGGGGGTACGCAGACGGGCACCGAAGCGGATCAGGCGGCGCGCTGGGCCGGAACAGAAACGCGCCGCTGATAGGTGCTGGCGGCGACGGCGTAGGCGCGTGCGTCGTCAGCAACTTCGTTCAACTGGCTGGTCGTGATGCCAAGGCTGTTCTTGAGGTCGCTCTCGGTGCAGCCTTCGCCAAGGCGGCGCATGGCCTCGCCGACGCATTCAACCTGCTCCTGGCGGGTGCGGCAAAGTGGGTAAGCGTTGTGGTTTTCAAAGCGCATGTCGTTCTCCATCCGTAGATCGACCAGCCATGATGACTGGGACGGAACAGAGATATACGCTCTATGCGTAAACGACAAGTGGAATTTTACGGAACTTGCGTAAAAGCTGCATTGCGGCTTTGGCCCTTCCTCTTAGTTTTTCCGACTCGACTCAATTAGCCGAAACTGCTTTGTAAGAGAACGCATCAGGAACGGGGTAGTTGAATGATCGACAAGCACGACGCAAAAATTCCGCAAACGGCTCCGGTGGCCGCTGGCGATCATGCAGAAGGATGGGTGCTTGATGGTGCCTTATGTGTTTCGCGCCGCTTCGATCTGAAGGCAGTGAAGCGGCGCGCCAAAGGGCTACTTCCTGGCGATGTGCCCGCATACTCGGCCGATGATTGATAGCCTATCAAGTTCGACAGTAAAGCGTTCTAGGTTAGGATTATCCGAGATGATTATAACTTCAGTCGGATTGGAAAAAGGAACTCGCTGAAGTCTCTTGATTTGTGGCTCTGTGAAGCCATCGCTGATGGCATAGACAGTATCACTAGCCATTCTATCCTGAGCTAGATCGACCAAAACTCTATCGCCTGGCATGTAAGTTGGCTGCATAGAGTCGCCAACGACTTCCATGACCAGAGTTTGCCGCGGCGAAGCCTTAGCCTCGTTGCGAAGGTAGTCTTCAGGGATAAGCCATTCGGCTACAACGGGGTGTCCGCTTACTGAGCCAGATCCTACGGGCAAATTGATGGTGTCGCCAACTACGCCCGAACCAGCCCCGAGTTTCACGTCGATCTCCGGCAAGGCTCCGTCAACTGCTGGTCGCCAATGTTCTCTAGTATATCCAACTTCAGAAGTTGTTTCGTCGGCGTCCGGATCGTAGCTGTCTATAAGTGGTCGACCTGCGGGCGCCAGTTCAGGTCGTGCCAAATCCCAAATTTCAGCTGCAGTGATAGGCGGCTGACCCAAATTATGCAGTGCACCTAACAGCTTTGCGACGAAATCTGCTGGCAGATGATCTTTGCCAAAATCCTGGCTTTCATACCGCTGAATGCTCGACGCTCTGGCATACCCCATTTTCTGAGCGAGCTCGTCCATGGAAAGATTAGCCCGCTCGCGCAAACTACGAAGTTTCTGAGTGACGTTTGGCGGATTGATTTTCATATCGCTATTTACGCGAAACACGTTTACGCAATCCACGTTGACATTATTACGCATGGTGCGTATGTCTCCATTGCAACGAAACATGGATACGTATCGTGAAAGCCATCTCTCCTGCTGAGTTCATAATCAACAAGCTCGGCGGCCTGACCAGAACGGCTCGTGCGTTGTCGACTGAGGATCGCGATTTCCCAGTTTCAACCGTGCAGGGCTGGAAGGATCGTGGTCGCATCCCCCAAGAACATTGGCAGTCGCTTATTGATGCAGCGAAGGAAGCGGGCATCGAGATCGATCTTGCTACTTTTCTTTCTGTGCCAGCGGAGGCGGCATGAGATCGCATAGGTTCTCCTGATGGCAACTCAACATGCCAATCTTGTTCCCCCCGGTGGCGGTTTCTCCTCCCGTCCCGCCACCAAACACCGCGCGGCGAAGGTATTGCGTTCACGCCGCGCGGCACCTCGGCCGGAGCAGACCCTGTCTGGCGGACCGTTCCGGCCGATTTCTTTTCTTGAGCTTCGTGCATGCGGTCCCCCGTGATCTGATGCGCTGAACTTCTCACTTTCGAATGCTTCCCACGATGGGAAACGCGCGGGACTTTTCCCGGCGCGGGAAAACTGTGTCTGGAGAACCCCCATGCAGGATACTTTGACGAACGCCTGGTTCCATCAGCTGAAAGCCGCCAACCGTCTGCTGATCAAGAAGAACGGCGGAATTGAAGCTGCAGCGGAAACCTGCTCGCTTTCTAAAAGCCAGGTCGGCCGCTGCAATGCAGATTCCGACACAGAGCTGCTGCCGATCCCGGCCGTGTTGCGCCTGGAAGCTGAATGCGGCGACCCTTGCGTCACGCGGGTTATGGCCGGTCTGCATGGTTGCAAACTCACGGACCCGGAAGAGAAGAACCGCGACGGCACGTGCCTGGTGCGCGGCTCCCTCGCGATCGGCGCTGCGGCGAACGAGTATCAGCGCAATGCCTCCATTGCCTATTCCGACCTGCAGGTGAGCCCCGCGGAAGCGCGGCAGGGCATGCGCGACCTCGATACGATCATCGAGCAGTCGATCGAGCAAAAGCGTCGTTACGCCGAAATTGCAGCCAAGGGCGGCGATGCTTCGCCGGCTCTGAAGATCGTCGGCGGGGAATGATCCCATGGCCCGCACCGCGTTCAGGCTTGTCGGCGTGACTATCAATGTGCCCGAGAAGGCGAAGACGACGCTCGATCGGCAGGCGGCGGAACGTGGTGTTGCCTCGTCGATCTGGGCTGGTCAGGTGTTCGACCTCGGCTTTGCGGCGGTCTGCGCGCGCGAGAAAGGGATGCCGGTCACTGACGCGGATCTCGACGCGATCGTCGGCGCCACGCTGCTGCTCTGGGAGCGCGGCGAATGGGACAGCGCATCGATAGCCAAGGGGCTCGGTGTCTCGGAGGCGACGGTTTCGCGCGTTCTCGACGGCTGGCGCACGTATCGGAGGGCGTCATGACCGTAGCCCCGATGTCGCGACCCTTCGACGACCAGCTTCAAAGAGCGCAGCTCCGAAATTTCCGCGCGTTCGCCAAATATCTCGACGGCCTCAATGCAGGTGACTTCTCGGACGGCGTCCAGCAACGCGACGAGGCTGCGTATGAGCGCTATGTGCGCGCCTTCATTGAAGGTGGCATCTGCTGGCGCGATCCGCACGCGAGGCGACCATCATGACTGAGCTTGCTATCCGTGACAGCTCGGAACTGGTTGCCTGCATAGAGACGGCACGCGCGCTGCTGGATGCCGGCGATGTCGAGCGCGCTCTCAAGCTGTCATCGGTTGCCTATGACCAAGCCAAGGCGGTCGCCGGTTCTGCGGAACGTGTGAAGACCTCGCGCGATCTGGTCGACAAGGCGAGGCGCATGCAGGCGGAAGCGTTGAAGATCGAGAGCCTTTGCTATGTGGCGATGGCAGACGCCGTCGACGATGCGCAGGCGAAGGGGCAAATCGCCCGACCGGGTCGGCCATCAAATATTCCCGACGAGAATGTTTTCACTCTCCAGGATGTTGGTTTGGATGCCAAGCATCTGCATGAGGCCCGCAAGCTGCGCGACCACGTGCGCGACGAGCCAAACTTCGTGGAGCGCGTCATTGAGGTGCGGATGTCCGAAGGATTGGAGCCGAGCCGCGCGGCGCTGAAGAAGGCGGCGCGGCACGCGACCGGCACCAAGACAGCAACCAAGGAAGATCGCGGCCACGATCTCTATGAGACGCCGAGCGAAGCCATGCGGACGCTGCTGGCGCTCGAAAGCTTCAGCCTGAACGTGGTCGAGCCGAGCGTCGGCAAGGGCGCAATCCTGCGTCCGCTGGAGACGGCGGGCTACGAGGTGACCATCTCCGACCTCGTCGATCGCGGCGTCACGACGCAGCATGGCGAGTGCCAAGGCGTCGGCGACTTCCTTCTTTCCGTTGGTCAAAATGGCGACTGCGACATCGTTACCAACCCGCCCTATGGCGTGGCGAATGCGTATGTCGCGCACGCCCTTCGCGCGCACAAGCCGCGCAAGATGGCAATGCTGCTGAATCTTAACTTCCTTTGCGGCTTCGACGATCCCGACAGGTGCTTTGTGATGGACGAATGCCCGCCATCGCGGGTTTACGTCTTCACCCGGCGATTGCCGATGATGCACCGCGACGGCTGGGAAGGCGACAAGGCCAGCTCTCAGATGAATACGGCCTGGTTCATATGGGAGCGGAACGACGACGGCAGCTATGGCATCGGTCATCCGCAGCTCATTCGTGTCGACTGGAAGCATTTTGAGACAGCGGACCCACTAACGCCGGGTGCCGGTGGGTTCGTTTCCCCGCTGAGCTTCGATGCACCGGATGAAGAGTTTGCTCGCACCACGCCCCGCAAGACGCTGGAAGAGCGCTGCGACGAAGAGACGGCGCGGGCGCTGGTGTGGATGGCAGAGAACCCCGGCTTTGATGCAGCACGGCTGCGGCGCGGCATTGGCGTTAGGCCATCGGTTTCCGACGCCCTGATTGCGGATCTCGCGGCCAAGGGTCTGATCTGGGCCGGCCACGGTGATGACGGGTGGCAGATCTCGTCGGCCGGAACGACTGCGCTCAATGCCACGGCTGCTGTGCTGCTCGGCGCGACACTCGACGAGGTGGCGGCATGAACCCTCACTTTTCACCCGCCATGCTGCGCGGCTTCGTGAATGCGCGAATCCAGATGGCCGGCTTTCGAGCGGCATTTCCGGACGAACGCAAGAGCGCCCGCCGCAAGGCACTGAGCTTCGACGAGGCCTGCGCCGCTGAGCGCGCTCACCTCATTCGCCGCGCGGACATCACGCCGGAGCAGCTGGAACTGGTGCTGTCCGGTCGCCGCATTTCGCCGGCTCCGCGCGAGCGGCTGTGGAAGGCGCTGGACGCGGACCCTGGCCGGTTCGGAATCCGCCTCGTCGGTATGACAGAACAGGAGATTGTTCGATGATCCCCGAAATCGATCGCGACCGTTTGGCAATGGACACACGCGACTGGCTGAAGTCGACAGGGCTTTCGACGCGCAACGCCTCATCTGCGCATGACGGACTGAACCCGGCGATGCTCTCGCGAGCATGCAGCTGTCAGGTTTTGTCGGCAGCAAGCCATCTCGCGCTGTGCACGGCGATGGGTGTCGATCCTTCCGACTATCTCGTCTTCCATGATCGAGGCCAGCGGAATCAGGCTGTTACAGCATCTGCGCAACGTGAAACATCGAGGGAGGTCCCATGAACCCCATCCTCGATATTCTGGCGGACCTGCAAAACGACCGGGCGCGGGCGGTGTGGCTTTCGACTATTCCGCTCGGCGTCATCCAGCGCGACCATGCCGACATTGCGGCTGTCCTAGGAGCTGCCGGTTTCTCCGGCGGGCTGGCCTATCTCGCGGCGCTCGTCGCTCACGTTAATTCGGTTCGGCTGGACGACGGGTCGATCCCGATCGAGACGCGCCAGATCACGGACTATTCCCGCAAGCTGATGTGGGGCGCCGTGAAGCAGGGGGAAATGGTGGAATGACATCTGAGCCCCGTCTCTCGATCATACCGGGATGGATAGTCACGGACCCGCGCCTGAAGGGCAAGGATCTGCAGGTGATCTGCATGCTGGGCCGGAACGCCAACACCCGCCACGGCTGGTGCCGGCGAAGCCAGGTGAAGCTTGCTGAGGCGCTGTCGTGCTCGCGCTCGACAGTCCAGGCGGCGATTGACCGTCTTGTGGAAATTGGTGCCCTGGAGCGCCGTAAGGTGGAAAGCGCGAGCGGTCGTGACAGCGCTCATTGGTATCGCGTCATCTACGATTCAGCCGTCGATAGCTCTGCATTTGACGCATGGGACGCCGACGATAAGGAGGAATTTGATCCTAATTCGTCCGCTGCAGCTGGAGCACCCCCTGCCGGTATACCGGCACCCCCTGCCGGTCCAGAGTCGGCACCCCCTGCCGGTTCTGGACCGGCACCTATTAACGCCTCTACCTTAACGCCTCCTGTTAAACGAGAAGAGAGAGAGCGCGCGAGCGAAGACGATGAAGGGGAAGAAAATCCCAAAGCGCTGGAGCGGCGTTTTCGGAAATGGTGGTCATCGTGGCCGACATACGCCATCGACGCTGAGATGCCGACACGGCGCGCCTGGCAGGATCTGGCGCCTGAGCAGCGTAAGGCCTGTGAGGAACGGACCCCTGACTATCTCGCTGCCGCCAAAGCCAGCGGTCGCAAGTTCTCAAAGGCTGCGGCGACCTATCTCTCAGAACGGGCGTGGGAGCGTCTGGACGACAGGCCTGCAACAGCGGCAACGCCTGAGAGGCACAATCCATATTCGCGCGCCTGGAGTGCGCTGCGCCTCGCGGAACTGTCAAAGCCGCCCGTTCATCTGACGCTAACCCCACTGGAAGCACAGATCATCGAAACCAAGCCCGAGAAGGAAGAGGTGATCTGGCGGGACAAGCGGGAAAAGTCGGGCTGGCCTGAGGCTGTGAAACTGAACGAAGGTGCTCGCGAGCGTCGGTCTGCGTTCGTTCATCCGCGCATTGTCGCGATCTCGTCCAGCTTCGACAAGGTCGCAGTTGGTGGCGATATCTGGGAGGCTTGGAAACGCCTGCATGCCGATCGTTGCTGGCCATGGTTGCCAGAGCCGAACGGGTTGCCGTTCGTGCAGTTCCCGGCACTGCCGGAAGGGATCGATGATCCTGATGAGGCGGTGGCGGAGGCCCTTCGGGAATTCCAGAGAAAGCTGATCGAGAGGCGGGATGATGATGCAGCATAGAACGGTGATCGGATCGCCAGTCGCAAACCAGGGCAGAGAGCGCTTCGAAGACAGAATGCGCAGGATCGCCGCTAGAAACCTGAAGGAAGCAACGATGACAGTGACAGAGAATCACCCACACCTAGCCCGTTGGTTTTGCCTTCAAGTCGAACCACGCCATGAGTTCTCTGTGGAAAAGGCTTTAATTGAGGCCAGCGTCGAGGTCTTTCTTGCGCGCCAAAAAGTGATGGTTGTTCGTCGCGGGAAGAAGTTCCTGCAGGAAATCTCGATGCTTCCAGGCTACCTGATGGTGCGATGCGTTCCGTCTGATGAAGCGTTCGATGGCCTCAGAAGGCAGAAGAATGTGGTGCGTCTGATGGGTGGAAGCACCGGGGCGCCGCTTTGCATCCGCGATGAAGTTATCAATCTTTTCAAGAAGATTGCAGATGATGACGTGCCACGCGTCGCAACTGACAAGACCTTTGTCGAGGGAGACAGAGCAGAGATCGAAGGAAGTGCCTTTTCCGGTTTCACCTGCCTGATCCTTCAAATCAAATGGTGCAGACAGGCGAAGGCAAGAGTTGCAATCAACGTCGATGGTCAGGTGTTCGAGATTGAAAGCATGCCACTTGCTTTCCTCAAGAAGCTGTGAGAGTCATTCTCGCACTGGACGAGTTGGACGGCATCCCCTCTGATCCCCATCGCGTGACGATGGGAAGAGCAGGCAACAGCCTCAGGGACCAATGCACCCGACCCCAGCCCTACAAGCCTCACCACTGAGGCATCGATTCAGGGCAACTGCTACCGCTATGCGATGACGATGATGAGGCGGCCGGAAGGTCGCCTTTTGTCGTCTTAGAGTATGCCTCGTCTCAAGTCCCTGCCACCTCGACTGGCCTCGATGCCGCCTCGCCTTGGCCGTGCTGTCGGTGATGAGAAGGCCAGACTGCGAGAGCGCGAGATCAACACGCCGAACCGCAAGTGGTATCACAGTGAACGTTGGAAGAAGCTACGGCTTCAGGTTCTTGAGCGAGACAACTACACGTGCAAGCAGACCGGAGTGATCTGTGTCGGCACGCATCCCGCTCCGAACAGTCCAGTGTGCGACCACAAGAAGCCGCATCACTGGGACGAGCAGTTGTTCTGGGACATAGGCAACCTGCAGACCGTGACGAAAGCCTACCACGACAGCGAGAAGCAGAAGCAGGAGCGGGCACAGCCCGGTTGGTAGCCTCGAAACATAGAAAAGTTATGAGAGCTAACCTCATCTGTTGAGACCGAAAATCGGGATTTCCTACCCCTCGACCCTGACCCCCGACGTCCGCGTGACCGAAATGTCACACCCCATCGACCGGGAGGGGGGGGCGAAAGTCTGGAACCCCTCCGTCTCCCGCACCCGCGTCCCACGCATTCAGGGATTTTTTTTATGTCGGACGAAAATTTCGACCTCTTCGGGATGCCGTTCGTGGACAAACCCTCGAAACGCGGGCGTCCAGCACACGAGGTCAGCAAGAAAAACCGCAACAGGGTCAGCATGTTGCTAGCGCTCGGCTGGACAAACCCACGGATTGCATCGGCTCTCGGCGTCACTTTGCCGACCTTGCGCAAGTATTATTTTTACGAGCTTCGCAGCCGCGAGGTTGCTCGAGATCGGATGGAGCTCCGGAGGATCGAGCTAGCCTGGGAGTTGTCCGAGAAGGGCAATGTTGGCGCGCTCAAGGAATTCGGCAAGTTGATGGAGCGCAGCGATCGCATGGAGATCGAGCGTGAAATGGCAACGAAACCAAAGGACAACAAGCCTGCGCCAACCGAACGGGTCGGCAAGAAAATCCTCACAGAACGTCAGGCGATCGATGCGGACGCTGATCTGATGGCGGAGCTTGAGCAGGAAGCTCAACAGCATGCACGCCACTGAAGATCTGCCGCGGTTCGCCTGTCTGGATTGGTGGGAAAGACTGCAGGCCGGCCAAACACCAATGGCGGACGTTCCGCTGAACGAAGCCAAGGCGGCGAAGGCAGTTGCATTCTTCAACCGTTTACGTCTGCCTGACATCGCTGGCAATCCGCCTCTGTCGGAGGCCTGCGGCGACTGGTTCCGTGAAATTCTTTGCGCGTTTTTGGCAAGCGAGGATCCAGAAACAAAGAAAATTCTGGTTCGGGAGCTGCTTTGCATGGTCCCGAAGAAGAACTCCAAGACGACCTACGTTGCGGCCCTCGGGCTGACGGCTCTCTTCATGGAGGAAGCGCCAAACCGGCAGATGCTGATCGTTGCGCCGAGCCAAAATATCTCAACGCGCTGCTTCGAGCAGGCACAGGGCATGATCCGGATCGACCCGCGGTTGAGAAGCATCTTCGACGTGCAGGACAGCGAAAAACGGATCACGCGTATCAAGACCGGCACGAAGCTGGATGTGAAGACGTTCGACACGGGCATCATTACCGGTGAGATACCGATCCTCACAATCATCGATGAGCTGCACGAGCTGGGGAAGAAGAACAAGGCAGCAGCCGTGATGCAGCAGATCCGAGGCGGCGGCATCACGATGCAAGGCGGTCAGGTGCTGATGATCACCACGCAATCCGATGAGGCGCCAACCGGGATCTGGAAGATCGAGTTGGACAAAGCGCGGGCCATTAGGGAAGGCAAAGGCGGTGGAGCGCCGATCATGCTTCCTGTCCTTTACGAGTTTCCCGTCGAGAAGCAGATTGATCAGGAATACTGGCGGAATCAGAGCAATTGGGGCGCAGTGCTTCCAAACCTGGGCCGGTCAATCGATCCCGAACTCCTGGTCGCCGACTACGAAAACAACGGCAAAGCCAATCCTGAAGCCGAACAAATCTGGACCAGCCAGCATCTGAATATTCAGATCGGTGTAGGGATCGGCGGTGACGGATGGTCGGGGGCTGTCCACTGGACCGACTGCGTAGATCCGAAGTTGGCAGGGCTTGATGATCTTCTCCGTCGATCCGAGGTTTGCACCATCGGCATTGACTGGGGTGGCGCTGACGATCTCGCGGCACTGTACGTCATCGGCCGGGAGAAGGTCACCAAGCGTTGGCTTGGTTGGGGTCAGGCTTGGGCTCGGCAGAGCGTTTTTGAGAGGCGTAAGGGCATCTCGTCTCGCCTGAGGGAATTTGAGGGTCTTGGCGAACTCATCATCTCCAAAAGCAGCGAAGATCAGGCTGCTTCTGCAGCTGATATCTGTCGGAGGATTGCTGACACGGGTCTTTTACCTGAGGCGCGCGGTATTGGACTGGACTCGGCTGGGATTGCTTTGCTGCTCGACGCTCTGGAGGAGAGAAACCTCGAAGCGCCACAGCTTGAAGCTGTTGCGCAAGGCTGGAAGCTCCAGACTGCAATTTCGTCTGTCCCGCTGAAGCTGGAAGACAGACGTTTCGTTCATGGTGACCAGGCGTTGATGGCTTGGGCCGTTGGGAATGCCAAGCAGACCCTACGCGGCAGCAATTACGTGGTGACCAAGGAAGTATCAGGCGCGGCGAAAATCGACCCCCTGATGGCGCTTTTCAACGCCGCCATGCTGATGTTTCTCAATCCGGAACCCAAAAAATCGCCAAGCTACCAGATGCTGGTCTTCGGCTAACCGCCTGTAACCAATAAAACTTGGAGGTCGTCATGACCGTGACGCGCCGCGCATACTCGTTTCTGACCATCAAGGCAGTTGACGAAGAGAAACGCATCATCCGCGGCATCGCGACCACGCCGGCCGTTGATCGTGTCGGGGATATTGTGGAGCCCCTCGGCGTCAAGTTCACCAACCCGATGGCGTTTCTCTGGCAGCATGACGCTTATCAGCCGATCGGCACCGTCGCGTTCGACAAACCCACCAAGGACGGCATCACATTCGAGGCGGAGATCCCCATAATTGCCGAAGACGGCAAGCTCAAGGATAGGATTGATGAGGCATGGCAGTCCATCAAGATCGGCCTGGTGCGCGCCGTGTCGATCGGCTTTCGCGCCGTCGAATACGCCTTCCTGGACGAGGGAGGCATCAGGTTCATCAAGTCTGAGGTCTATGAGCTTTCTGCCGTAACCATTCCCGCCCAGCCCGAAGCCATCATGACCAGCATCAAGAACATGGACGCGGCAGGTGTCGCGGTCATCAAGTCCTTCGACACGAACGCTCCTGCCGCGACAGGCAAAATAGAGCGCCCTGCCGATACCGCTCCCGGCGCCACGGGAAAATCTAAGCACTCAGTCAATCTCACACTCAAGGAAGACCCAGCTATGAAAACCATTGCTGAACAGATCGCGGCGCTGGAAGCCTCCCGGCAGGCCAAGTCCGCACGCATGTCGCAAGTCATGCAGAAATCCATGGACGAAGGTCGTTCGACCGATCAGTCCGAGCAGGAAGAGTTCGACACGCTCTCCGGCGAAGTCGACGCCCTTGACGGTGACCTGAAGCGTCTCCGCACCATGGAGAAGATGCAGGCCACATCGGCAAAGCCGGTTGTCGCCAACCAGATCAAGACCTCGGCTGACGGATCCGCCGCCCGCTCTGGCATCGTGATCAAGGCTCCAGCGCTCGAAAAGGGCATCGGCTTCGCTCGTCTGGCCAAGGTCAAGGCCCTGGCAAAGCTCGATGGCGAAAGCGTGCGCACCGTCGCCAAGGAGCTTTATGGCGAGGACTCGTCCATTTACGGGATCGTCATGAAGGCCGCAGTTCCTGCCGGCACCACCCAAGACGGCAACTGGGCATCGCCTCTCGTCGGTGAAGGCACCGATGTGATCGCCGACTTCGTGGAATACCTCCGTCCGCGCACCATCCTCGGCCGTTTCGGCCAGAACGGTGTTCCAGCCCTTCGCAACGTTCCGTTCAACGTCCCGCTGGTCGGGCAGACGGAAGGCGGCGAGGGCTACTGGGTTGGGGAAGGGAAGGCAAAGCCGCTCACCAGCTTCGGCTTCGAGCGCAATATCCTCGACATCTTCAAGGTGGCGAACATTGCGGTCGTAACCGAAGAACTCCTTCGTCGGTCGTCTCCGGCCGCTGAAGGCCTCCTCCGCGACAGTTTGGCTGCTGCGATCGCCGCTCGCCTCGACACTGACTTCGTCAACCCCGCCAAGGCAGCGGTTGCCGGCGTCTCCCCAGCTTCCATCACCAACGGCCTGACCGCGGTTGTGTCGTCTGGTGGTGATGCGGATGACATCCGGAGAGATATCCGCGCTCTGATGGCGACGTTCATCGCGGCACAGAACGCCCCGACGAGCGGTGTCTGGATCATGGGTTCGACGACAGCGCTTGCTCTGTCGATGATGACCAATCCGCTCGGTCAGCCGGAGTTCCCAGGCATCTCGATGACGGGCGGCGCCTTCGCGGGTCTCCCGGTCATTGTGTCGGATTACATTCCAGCCGGCACTGTCGTACTTGCCAACGCCAGCGACATCTACCTCGCTGACGAAGGCGGCATCCAGGTCGACATGTCCCGCGAAGCCTCGCTGGAGATGGCCGACAACCCGGCGCACAACTCCGACACGCCAACCGGCGCAACGTCGCTCGTCTCGATGTTCCAGACCAACAGCGTGGCCTTCCGTGTCGAGCGGTTCATCAACTGGGCCCGCCGCCGTCCTTCGGCTGTGGCCATTCTTACCGGCGCCACCTGGGGCACCCCCGCTCCAGTTACTCCGTAACGACAACGAGCCAGCCTCATTCGTGGGGCTGGCTTCTCTCGTCCAAGCAAGGAGACGGCAATGAAGAAGTCCTCGTACATGACCCGCGCCATGACGGCGAGCGACCCACGCTTCGCACGGGTCCTCGGGAAGCTGGGGTATGCGCGTGCCGACGTGGTTGCTGGCGCCGAAGCGGGCGATCCTCTCGACCACGACGGTGACGGACAGAATGGCGGCAGCAAAGACCCCGAGCTGGACGCCCTTCGTGCCGAATACCATGAGACTGTCGGTAAGAGGGCCTATCACGGCTGGGATGTCGACACGATCAAGAACAAGATCGCTGAAGCGAAGGACTGACCATGCGCTTCCCCCGCCTATTCAGCCGCGACCCAGTGAAGGAAAAAGCGCTGTCGCCTGCCTCTAGAGGGCGTGGCGGGTGGTGGTCTATCTTCGAAGCCGCGCCCGGAAACTGGCAGCAGAATGTCGAAGTCAGCTATGACTCGGTTCTGTCCAATCATGCCGACTTTGCCTGTCGCACGCTGATCGCTTCGGACATCTCGAAGCTTCGTATCAAGCTCGTGGCGAAGGACAGCGACGGGATCTGGAGCGAGACCAGCAATGCGGCCTATTCGCCGGTCCTACGCAAGCCGAATAGCTTCCAGAACCGGATCCAGTTCATGGAGTCGTGGGTTCTCTCGAAGCTGCAGCGCGGCAATGCTTACATCTTGAAGCAGCGCGACGGCCGGGGCGTTGTGGTCAAACTCTATGTCCTCGATCCCACTATGGTGACGCCTCTGGTCTCTGATGATGGCAGCGTCTTTTACCAGCTGAGCAAGGATCCTCTTGGCGGCGTCGAGGATAGCATCATCGTTCCGGCACGGGAGATCATCCACGACAGGTTTAATTGCTTTTTCCACCCGCTGGTTGGGCTCTCGCCAATTTTCGCAGGGGGTCTCGCTGCTATGCAGGGGTTGGCAGTCCAAAACGACAGCACTTTGTTTTTCCAGAATGGGGCCCGCCCGGGCGGTGTGCTTACGGCGCCGGGTGCTATCGCCGACGATACCGCCTCGCGTCTAAAGGCTTACTGGGACGCCAACTTCTCTGGCAAGAATTCCGGCAAGGTCGCGGTACTCGGCGATGGGCTGAAATACGAGGCTATGCGGGCGAAAGCGACGGACTCCCAGCTGATAGAGCAGCTGAAATGGTCTGGAGAGGTTGTCTGCTCGACCTACCATGTCCCTCCGTACAAGATCGGCCTTGGCCCAATGCCGACAGCGAGCAACGTCCAGAGCTTGAACGTTGAATATTATTCTCAGTGCCTCCAGGTTCTACTGGAGTCGATCGAGCTTTGCCTGGATGAAGGTCTGGGCATGGGCGAGAACATTGGAACGGAGCTCGACACCGACAACCTCCTGCGAATGGACAGCGTCACGCAGATGGAGATGCTGGATAAGTCGAAGGGCATCATGTCTCCGAACGAACAGCGGCGGAAGCTGGATCTGAAGCCGAAGGCTGGCGGTGAGAGCCCCATGCTCCAACAGCAGAATTTCAGCCTCGAGGCATTGGCAAAGCGTGATGCCCAAGCCGACCCGTTTGGCACTGCGCCAGCCCCTAAGCCCGTCGAGCCATCCGAACCCGCCAATGATAATGCTGCCGAGGCGCAAGCCAGGGCAGCGCTGATCGAAATATACAAAGGACTGCGCTGATGACTTTCGACGGCAAAGCCTTCGGCACTGAAATTGTCGGCGTAGTCAAAGGCTATCTCGAGAAGCAGTTGGCACCTATCCATTCCCGCATCGAGGCGCTGGAGAGGGCGATCGATGCAATTCCCGCGCCCATTGATCTGTCGGAGGATCTCGACGCGCTGAAGGAGACCGTTAAAGGGATTGTCATGCCTGAAATTCCGCAGGCACCGGAGCTGCCAGACATCGGCGGGATGGTAGACGAGGCGGTGAAGGCTGCCTTAGCGTACATTCCTGCCCCACAGGATGGCAAGGGAGTGACTGTTGAGGATGTTGCTCCGCTCATTGTCTCTGAAATCGAGAAGCGTGTCAGCGCGCTTCCTGCCGCGAAGGACGGAAAAGACGGCGTCGATGGTAAAGACGGCGTTGGACTGGCCGGCGCATTGATCGATCGCGATGGGGAACTCGTCGTGACGCTGACCAACGGTGCAACGAAAAACCTCGGACCTGTCATTGGGAAAGACGGCGATCCGGGCAAGCCTGGTCGTGATGGGTTTGCGCTGGAGGATTTCGACGCTTCAGTGATGAATGACGGACGCACCGTGCTTCTGGCCTTTACGGGCAAGGATATCGATTACAGTGTCGAACTCGGCTTCCCCGTCATGCTTTACCGCGGCGTTTTCACCGAAGGCCAATACAGCAAAGGTGATACCGTCACCTGCGGCGGCTCTCTGTGGCACTGCGATGCCGACAAAACAAACAGCAAGCCAGGGGACGGTTCAAAGGACTGGACCCTGTGCGCCAAGAAGGGCCGCGACGGCAAAGACGGCGTCGTCAAGGATGCCAAGCCCCAACAGCCGGTTCGCGTTGGCGTTCCAGTCAAGGGGGAATGACATGGCTCTGGTCTCACTAGAAGACATGGATTTTCAGTTGCGCTTGAGCCTTGAGCGCGACGATCAAGGCGTGATCGTTGACTCACTGGTCCCTCAGTTTCAGAAGCTTGCCGATCGCGCGTCCACGATCGTTCTTCGACATACGAAACGCGAAGACTCCCCTTGGAGCGAAGCCGACGCACCAGACGACATCCGGGCCGCTGTTCTCATGGTCGCACGTAATCTCTGGGATGAAGTTGAGGAACCTCTTTCTGATCCGGTGGTCAATCTGTTGCGGGGGCGGAGGGACCCGACACTGGCATGATGAAGGCAGGAAACCTTGATCGCCGCGTCACGCTTCAGCGGTCCTCATCGGCCCCTGGTCCGCTTAATGAGCCGGTTGATACGTGGAGAGACCTTGTAACCGTGTGGGCACGTCGCCGGGATGCGTCAGACAGCCAAAAAATCGAATATGTGGCGGCCGGTCAAACCGGATCGTTCATCGTCTCGCGCTTCACCATTCGCTCAAGCGCCGTCGCGCGGTCCGTAACTCCGGTTGATCGGATCGTGCACGACGGAAAGGTCTGGGACATCAAGGGCACGAAGGAAGCCGATGAAGGGCGTCATCGCTTCATTGAGATCACAGCCTCGCGGGACGCTGACTGATGGCAAAAATCACAGTGAGAATCGACGGGCTGAAAGAGCTGGATCGGGCGTTGGGTCAATTGCCCAAAGCGACAGCGAAAGCGGCTTTGCGCCGTGTTCTCGTTGAAGGTGGCGAGCTGATTGCCAGTGCTGCTCGTCGCAGAGCGCCGGTCGACGAGCACTATCTGTATGAGAGTATCGACGTCTCCACGAAGCTGACCACACGCCAGCGCTCTCTTCATCGTAAGGAAGGCGGCCAAGCTTTTCAGGAGATGTTTGTGGGCTCGAATAACCCCGCGGATATTCAGCAGGAGTTCGGTAACGAGCGCCATGTTGCGCAGCCCTTCATGCGGCCGGCCTGGGACTCGACAAAAGACGCCGCGCTGGAGCGCATCACGCTCTTGCTCTGGGGCGAAATCGAGAAGTCTGCCGAACGGGTGGCGAAGAAAGCGGCGCGGGGGAAATAATGGAGCAGGCTTTGACCGATCTCCTGGCTCCTGTAGCCAGCGGCAAGCGATATTGGGGTCGCGCTCCGCAGAACGTTGCCCGTCCGTACATCGTGCTGACTCGCGTTGGCGGACAGCCGAACTATCACATGAGAGGGGCGTCCGGTTTCGTATCAAGCCGCGTTCAGATCGATTGCTACGCTGAGAAATACTCCGATGTGACGGCTGTCGCGACTTTTGCGAAGGCACTTGTCTCCGGATATGCGGGCGGGATCATCCAAGGAATTTTCGTCGAGAGCGAAAGAAGCCTTCCCGCAGCGGACGCGGGGGAGGTCAGCAGCGTGTTCCGCACTTCCATCGACATCACTGTTCTACACGGAGAATAAAGACAATGACTGACGCTCGCATTGGCTACGGCACACAGTACGGCATCAAGGCGACAGCCGCCGCCCCTACCTTCACCCCCATCGCGGAAGTGATGAGTGTGACGCCTGGCGCGTCCACCGCTGATCGCATCGAGGCCACTCACATGCTCAGCCCCGGCCGTCGGCGTGAATACATCGCCGGCATGATCGACAGCGGCGAAGCCGAGTTCGAAATCAACTGGGTGCCTGGCAGCGCGACCGATGAAATCTTGCGTACGCTCATGAGCTCGGGCGAGACAACGCCCCATCAGATCACATTCCCGAACGGCGTCACCGTGACGTTCGGCGGCGCGATCACCGGCTACGAAAAGTCGGTTCCGTTCGATGACCGCATGACGGCGACCATTACCGTCGCCGTATCGGGCGAAGAGGTTTGGGGAGAGGTTGAATAATGGCGAACCCGGAGAGAGGCGAAGTCAGCTTCGAGGCTGCGGGCAAGACCTGGACGATGAAGATCGGAACGGGTGCGATGTGCGAGATCGAGGCTGAAACGGGCAAGAGCATTTCGGAGGTTGGCCAGGCGCTGGAAAACCCGAAGACAGCCAGCCTTACATTGATGCGGGCAGTCTTCTGGGGCGCCCTGCAGCATCGCCATGATCAGCTGACCATTCGCGAATGCAACGACCTGATCGACGACGTTGGTGTGCAGCGCGTTGGTGAGCTGATTGGACAAGCGTTCCAGCTGGCGTTCCCGAAGAAGCCAGCCGTGGCCAAAAAGGATCTCGGCTCGCGCCCTCGGAAGGCGGCGGCAGCATAGTCTGGCCGTCGCTTATTTCCGCATGGATCGAGGCGGGGCAACAGTATGAGCTATTCTGGCGGCTCACTCTTCGCGAGATCAATGCCGTCCTGAAGGGCGTCACTGATCTACGAACGCGAGAGCGGGACGAGCGCATGTCTCTTGCATGGCACATCGAGGCGATGGCTCGCCTGAAGAAGCTGCCGAAGCTGGAAACCATGCTGAGCAGTAGCAAAAAAACGCCGGGCGAAAAGAAGATGACGGCGGACCAGATCGAAGCCGTCACTCGTAGCTGGCTGGGCTCCCGGCAAAGGAAGACGTAAATGGCATCAGCTGTTATCGGCGCTCTCAGAGTGAATCTCGGCATTGACAGTGCCGAGTTTCAGAACGGGCTCAAGAAGGCGCAGGCCAGCCTGAGCGGCGTTGGCAAATCAATGCAGTCGGCAGGAAAGAGCATGTCCGCCTATCTGTCCGCACCGCTTGCTGCCATGGGTGTGCTGACGATTAAGACTGCCGGCGACTTCGAAGCGTCTATGAACCGTGTTCAAGCTGCAACGAACGCGTCGTCTGAGCAGTTCCAGCAGATGCAGAAAATGGCGCTGGAGTTGGGTGCCAACACGTCGAAGTCCGCTTCCGAAGCAGCCGACGCGATGGAGATGCTGGCCAAGAACGGCGTCTCTGCTGAAGATATCTTAAACGGCGCGGCCGCTGCCTCGATCAAGCTTTCCGAGGCAACAGGCGGTGATCTCTCGACCGCGGCTGACGTTGCAACCAACGTCATGTCGCAGTTCAAGATCGAGGTGAAGGATCTTGGCAAAGTTGTCGACGGTATCACCAATGTCACGCTCTCTTCCCAGTTTGGTTTCAACGATTACAAAGATGCGTTGGGCCAGGCTGGGGGTGTGGCTGGCGCTCTGGGTGTCAGTCTCGAAGAGTTCAATGCAGCGATCGCCGCTACCTCGTCGGTATTCAATAGTGGCTCCGACGCTGGCACTTCGTTCAAGACGTTCCTTACCACGCTTGTCCCTAAGAGTGCGGCAGCCGAATCGGCAATGAAGGATCTTGGACTCGAATTCTTCAATGCCGACGGGTCGATGAAATCCATGTCAGCGATCGCGGAAGAGCTGAAGACCAGCCTCGCGGGGCTTAGCGATGAAGCCCGGAATAATGCCGTCAAGGAGATCTTCGGCATCGATGCCATGCGTACTGCGATCGCGCTCGCGGACCAGGGAGCGGCCGGCATCGACAAGATGACGGAGACCGTCTCCAGAACTGGGTCTGCGAATGAGCAGTCGGCAGCTCGTATGAAGGGATTCAACGGCGAACTGGAGAAGCTGACCGGAGCACTCGAGACCTTGTCGATCACAATCGCCAATAGTGGGCTTCTCGCATTTGCCACATCGTTGGTGAGTTCTCTCGGAGGTCTGGTCGACAAGCTGTCGGAAACAAACCCCGAAATCTTGAAGTGGGGAACGGTGGTCGCAGGCGTCGGCGTAGTCCTTGGTCCTGCCATGGTCGCAGTCGGTCTGTTCGTGTCGGCCGTCGCCGCTATCGGCGCACCTGTCATTGCTGGCGTCGCTGCGGTAACCGCGCTCGCTGCTGCTGCAACCGCGCTCTATACGAATTGGGATCAGGTCCGGGCGTCGTTCCCCGCGGTTGCTGCTGCCGTGGAAACTACCATTGCGGTTATGAAAGTATCGCTCACGGGCTTACTTGAGAATGCACGGTTGATGGCGACCGGCATAGCGCAGGCCCTGACGGGCGACTTCGCAGGCGCCTGGACGAGCGCGCTCGCTCTGCTCAACAACTTCTGGCAGACCTTTGGTGCGATCGCAGACACGATCATTCCCGGCTTTACGGCTAAGGTGCTAGAGCTGGTCCAGAGCGTGAAGCAGATGGCGACGGATATCGTCGCGGCGTTCTCGAATCTTCCAAGCCAGATGATCGCGATCGGTGGGCAGATCATCGACGGGCTCTGGCAGGGCATCCAAGCGAAATGGGAAACGGTCAAGTCCGGCGTCGCCAGCATCGGCACGTCGATCTCGACCAGTGTCAAAAGCGCTCTTGGTATCCACTCTCCTTCGCGCGTCATGCATGAAGTTGGCGTCAACGTGATGCAGGGCCTCGGTAACGGCATGACAAGCCTGCAGGGGCAGGTTGTTGGCGTGGCAGGCCAAACCGCAAAGGGCATTGGAACTGAGCTTTCGAGCCTTGATGAGCTAGGGCAGACTCTCGGTTCTTCGATTGGGGATGTGTTTGCGGGCTTTGTTGAAGGTGGGGATGCCGCAAAAGAAGCGCTTAAAGGCCTAGTCAAACAGCTGGCGAGCTTTGCCCTGAATGACGGCTTGAAGGCCCTTTCCAACGCGTTTAGCGGCGGTAGTGGGGCGGTGTCTGGCGGCAGTAGCGGTGGTGGCTTCGGCTCGATAATCGGCTCCGTGCTGAAGGCGTTTATACCCGGCGCATATCGTGGCGGAAGCATCATGCCCGGTGGCGGCGCTGGAAGCATTGGCGGGATGGATAATCAGTTGGTGGCCTTCCGCAAGAAGCCGTCCGAGCAGGTCGACATCTACGATCCCAAAAACAAGCGCAGCGCAGGTGCTAGCGTTCGTGGTGGCGACATCGTCATCCAGGGCGACGCATCCGAGAACACGATCCGCCTGATCAGGCAGGCAATGAGCGATAACAACCGCCAGATCGCCTATGCACAGCAGAATGAGTGGCGCCGAACATGATCGAATGGTCTTCGCTTCTCATACCCGTTGAGGTGATGTTCCGCATCAAGCCGATGCTCATCACAGGCCCGACCAGCTTCTCCGGCCGGAAACAGATGGTGGCATCGGATGCCGGCTACTGGGTCGGGACGATGTCAGAATTTCCGATCGTCACGACAGACCAGATACTGGAGTGGCGCGGGATCATCGCAGACCTGCAAGGTGGCCTTGAAGATATCATCATCAGTCCATTCGATCATCTGCGTGCCCCGGTCCACAGCGGTCTTCCGCCGATCCTTAGCGGCATCCCGCACTCGGACGGCTCCCTGTTCTCGGACGGTTCTGGCTATAGTCAGTCGACGATCAAGGTCACCTCCAAAGGCGCCCTCGGCATGCGGGCCACCTCTGCGGTCCTCACCATCGAACAGGCCGGAAACCTGAAGCGCGGGATGTACTTCTCGGTCTATGACGGCCTCCGCCCAAGCATGTACGTGGTCACGAAGCCGCCAGAGGTCGATGGAAATACGGCGACGGTGCGCTTCCTGCCGCCACTTCGCACAACGGTGTCGTCGGGAGACGAGGTGGATTTCGTAGATCCGAAGCTCGTTATGAACTTGGCCACCCCTGACACTGGTGAGCTTGCGCTCGATATGGGCCGTTGGAGCCGCCCTTCCATCGAACTTCAGGAGAGCTGGAATGGACTTTCCTGAAACCATCAAGGCGCATCTTGCCGGCAGGAATGTCCGTAAGGCGCGCTTGTTGGATATCGATTTTGTCAGCGGCCGGATCGGACTTTGGAACGGCTTTGGATCGTTAGACACCAAGGACGGCAAGCGCTGGCTCGGGGTCGGGGGCCTCGGTAAGATATCCGGTATCGCCTCGACCATGGGTGGCAAGACGCCGGAGCTGATCTTCACCTTGTCCGGAGTCGACGAAGAGTTTGCCGCCAAGGCAAAGGGTGAGGCGACGGAATACTTTAACCGTGCTGCTGTCGTCTATGATCAGTTCTTCGACAAGGAATGGGGTCTTCTCGACAATCCGTTTGCAGTGTCCTTTGGTCTTGTTCGCAAGTTCACATCGACGCGTGAGGCGAGTGACACCGGGTTTCTCCGCACAGTCTCAATCTCTGCGGAGAGCCCGTTCTCAGCCAAGAAGCGAGCCAAGTTTGCCTACCTCACGCCGCAAGATCAACGCAACAGGCATCCTGGCGACGCCTTTGCAGATGACACACCGGGTATCGACACCCGGCGCATAACGTTCCCGGATTTTTGATGCTCGAAACATTCCTGGCTGAAGCAGCCCGATCGGATCACGTCTGGTCGGAGAGCGACTGCGCTATGACCATCGCGAATTGGTGGCGGTTCAAGCACGGTGTCGATCCGGCTCCGCATCTGCGCGGCAGCTATGGCACGGAAGACGAGTGCCGTGCCGTCGTCGAGCGTGAGGGCGGCATGTTGGCTGTCGTGGCGGCATGCGCTGCGCGCGTTGGTGCCGTCGAGATCGATTGTCCGCGACCAGGCGATATCGGTGTCGTTGCTGCGCATGGGTTGATGTTCGGCGCGATCATGGGGCCTTCAGGTCGATGGCTCGTCAAATCTGAACGCGGCATTGCCGGCTACCGCTGTGGTCACCTGAAAGCTTGGAGAGCCTGATGCCTGCAGCTGTCGTTGGGTTTATCGCTGCATTGGGCGTGCCGGGGCTCGTAGGCGCTGGTGGGGCTCTCACGTTCGCTGGAAACCTTGTGGCCGGTGCGATCGGTCTCGGTATCAGCTATGCCGCGAATGCGCTGTTTGGCCCTAAGCCTTCGAGCCTGAAGCCGCAGGACGTCAAGTCGACGCTGCGCCAGTCTGTGATGCCGCGTCGCAAGCATCGTGGCCTGGTGATGACCAGCGGCGGCTTTGCCTTCTACCGCTCGCGCAACGGTGGCCTCTACATGGTCATCTACCTCGGAGAGGGGCCGACGGCGGAGTTCGTCGCGCATTACATCGATGATCGGCCGGTCGAGCTCGATGCCAACGGCTGGATTCAGGCCAAGCCGATCAAGGGCAAGATACGGATCGAAACCCGCCGTGGCCTTGCGACCGAAACCTACTACCAGAGCATCGCAGAGGTATTCCCGGAAATCTGGAGCGAAGCCAATCGCGGCGACAGATGCATCTCGGTCGCCATCACAGCCAAGGGCGCCAAGCAGGACGACTTCAATTCGATCTACCCGAACCGCATCCCGCAATATAAGGGGCTGCGGCGCGACGGGACCGCGAAAGATCCGCGCACGAACACGACCGGTTGGACGGCTAATCTGAACCTGATCTATCTCGACTATCTCGGCGATCCCGATGGAGCCGGCATCGATCCGTCCCAGTTCGATCAGGATGATTTTGCCGTCGCAGCCGACATCGCCGACCAGATCCTGCCGACGAACGGTGGCGGGACGGTCAGACGCTATCACGGTCAGCTCTCGTATGATCTGACGACAGAGCCGGCCGACATCATCGAGCGGATGGAGACGGCCACCGACAGCCGCATCTACCTCAAGGCCAACGGCAAGATCGGCATCCATCCTGGCATATGGGTAGAGCCGACGGTCCGGATCCCGGATGGGTGTATCGTCAGCTACGAAATGTCGGACTCAAGCGGCCCGCTGCGCGAAGCCAACGAGGTGACGCTTGAATACACGAACCCGCTCACCGGCTATTCGGCTTCGAGCTGCGATCCATGGCGCGATGAAGAGGATATCAGCGCGCAGGGTACACGCACGATCCCGATCGAAGCCTACGAGATCCAGAACCATCATCACGGCCGGCGCATCCAGAAGCTGCGCTATTGTCGTGCGTCGGCTCGCTGGCAGGGCAAGATCGTTACAGACCTGCTCGGTATTCAGGCTCGGGGCGAACGGCGTATTTTTCTGGAGATCAGGGAACTTGGCATCGACTTCGAACCATTCGAGGTCGAGGATTATCAGGAAGACGACGAAACGATGACCGTCATGATGGAGGTGCGAAGCTGTTCGCCCTTCATGTACGATCTTTCGTCGGCGGAAGAAGGTACGCCGCCACCGGTGCCACTAAGCACTGAGGACTCCGACCTCGACCCGCCTGCCAACCTTGTCGTCGTCGGCGGATCGCGCGCCGTGTCCGGCAGCAACAAGATCCCGGTCATATCGGCAACCTGGTCCCCATATCCGAGCCGTGACGATCTGACGGCCTATGCGCAGATCTCGCTTGCCGATCAGAACAAGTGGAAGCCAATGGCCGTCGGTGACGACAATGTCAGCGCCGAGGCCATCGGTCTGGTCGATGGCGCGTTGTATGACGTCGCTGTCGAGTGGCGTAAGGCGGGTGGCACGTCGTCTGAGCAGTCCCTTGTCGAGAATATACCGGCGCTGTCCGATCCCGATCGACCGGGCCCGCCGGTCGAGCCCTCGGCGACTGTCTCTGGCCTCAACGCATTGCTGAGTGCAAGAGCCGGGAACGACAACACGGCTTATCTGGTGTTCAAGCGTGGAACGCCAGCGCAAGCCTATGACCAGGCCGTGCAGCTGAATAGCGACTACCGTGTGACCGCGAACCAGGTCATCGGGCCGATCACAGATCTGCCGGGATACGGTCACTGGAAATACTGGTTTGCAAGCAAGAACGGGTCCGGCGTCCAGTGCCAGACGCCGGCTTCGATCCTGCTCGATATCTATGGCCCGCAACTGCTGACGAATGGCGATGCCGCGTCTGACAGCGCGTGGACGAAAGGCACCGGTTGGGCTTGGGCCAACGGCGCATATAACCACGTCTCCGGCTCATCGAGTATTCTGCAGCAGAATATTTCGACAGTTGCCGGTGCTGTCTACGAGGTCACATTCACCGTCAACTCGATATCCGGTGGCAGCATAACGCCGCGGCTCATTGGAACGACGAATGTCAGCGGGACGGGGCGCACGACGGCCGGCACCTTCACGCAGACACTGACCGCGAACGGCACGACCACTGCGTTCGGTCTGGTGGCGACAAGCACGGCTGTCGTTGAGGTCGATAGCTTCTCGATCAGGAGGATAGGCTGATGGCAGCCGAACAAGGTGACTGGAGAGCCGCGAACACCCTTGCGAGCCAGATGGCTGAAGCGGCGAAGGCTGAGGCAGACACTGCCAAAAACGCAGCCGTTGCAGCCAAGGTCGCCTTCGTGGTGGACGTCGTGGTTACTCACGCCGCCACCATCGCCATCTCAAGCGGATCGAAGGTTAAGACCGTCGACGTTCCGGATGCGCGCATTAACGATCGGATCTATGTTCACCGCAATGGTGAGCCAGCCGTCGCCGGCGTCAACGTCGGCAGCTCCGTCATGCTGGAAGCGACCGGGTACGTTCCCGCAGACGGGAAGGTCAACGTCTATCACAGCATCCCGCAAGTCAGCCTCGGACAGAGCCTGACGATCCCGCTTCGCCTCATAGGGTATCGTCCAGCGGCCATCTGACTGCGGTAGCGCGCAATCCATATTGTAACAATTTTCTGTTGTTGGCGGCTGAGGCCGACAGTTCCTAGCAAATCGGAGATGAATAATGGCAGGAGAAATCCAAGCCTCGGCAGACCGCGTCTTCCGGGATGGTTCGGCGACCGCTCCGTTCCAGCCTCAAAAGAGCTCGATCCGAAGCGACTTCGCCGCCACGATCCAGAGCGAGTTCGACCAGCTTGAGCAGTCGTTCATTGAAGCGATCGAGGACATTACTGACCTTATCGCGACTGGTTCAAAGCAGGTTGAGCCGGTCGCTTTCCGCACAACGGCGACCGGGCCGATTGCAACTGCTTTTGCCGCTGGCACGGTGCACGATACCGTCACAGCAGTCGTCGGTCAGCGCTTTTTCATGGATGGGCGTCCAGAGAGCGGTCTTTATACCGTCACCAATGGCGCGCCGACGCGCACGGCAGACGCAGACCAAGGCTCGGAACTCCCGGGGATCACCTTCCTTGTTCAGCTTGGCGCAGCCGATAGCGGCAAGACATACGTCTGCACGACGCCGGGTCCGATCACTCTCGGCACCACTCCGCTTACGTTCAAGCAGTCCGGGCAAGCGGCATCCGCTGTCATTCCTACCTTGGCCGCCGGTACACCGGCCACAACTCCTGACAACAGGGAATTCCTTCTGCTCAGCGGCAATGGCTCGACGCTATTTCGCTACACCTGGGAAAACCTGCTTGCTCGCATCAGAGAGGACTCCATGCCAACAGAATATACTTTCGCGGGCTCCGACGTCGTCGGCACTCAAGCCAAGACTATCATTTTTGCTGATGCAAAGCAGACCCGTGCCACGGTGTTCAATCTGTCCACCACCGGAACTCTTTCGGTCGCAACGGGGGGCAGAAACCCATCTATTCGAGGCGTCGGCGTTACCATCGGCCCCGGCGCGGCTGTGGATTTCGACCGTCTTCCGCCTGGAAACATCAACGCAATTGCGGACCAGGGAAGCGTCGCGATCGAAATCTCTTACTCCAACTTGTCGAACGTCGATCCGAACGCTCTTGCTGCAGCCGATCTGCATCTTGCCCGCTACAGCGCATCCCTCACTACGCCGATGCGGACAGCGATCAAAAATGCTTTTGTCGGCCTAAAGGGTGCTGGCTGGTTGGATCGGGGGCGTGTCGCGGTCTACTGCGGTCCGAACTTGGCTGACCAGCTTCTGAAGTGGGGGCAGTCGGGATCTTACACTCGTATCAGTGGACCGACTGGTGGTTGGACGGGAATGAATTTCGACGGCGTGGACGACGCTATCGATCTTGGAGAGCGTCTGACTGCGATCGCTTCCGCCACTGACCATACGGTCATGCATTACACTGACGACACAATCCAAGGCTCTGCCCACTACGCTGGCGGGGATTCCGCTGTCCGCAACGGTCCCAACCGGACCTCTGTCAGTTCCACAATGCACAGCCTCTCGTCAGCGCAGATCGTCACAGTTGGCGGCCTCGGCGGCCTGCAAGGTGTCACACGGACGGGTGCTGGCAAGTTCCTTGCTCATAGGGATAAGGGGTCGGCTCACTTCGAGCAGGACATACCTGTCACCGATACCGCACCGTCGACATCGAACCTCGTCGACGGCGCGATCAACGGAACGGGCGGCCTGTCGGCGTTCTACACAGGCGGGATCAAAGCACGATACGCAGGTCTCAGCCTCACGCAGGCTCAACGTTATGCTGGCGCCGCGGCGCTTGAAACCTTCTTCGCTGCTGCGGCGGGCTTCTGACCATGGCGACATACAGCTTCGACGCGCTCATCTACGGTGGCCTCATGGGCGGCATCAATGCCGCCAAGAGGATCGCTGACGCCGGATACACTGTTGCCATTCTGGAATGGAATAAATTCACCGGCGGGTTGGTCACCGGGGGGCTGGGTTTGCCGGACTATGTCGCAAACACCGATTGGGGCCTCACACGCACTTTCTTCCAGCGGGTCGAGCAGGCCGCAATTGCGGCGGGCGCGTCGTCTGACACGTACGGGTATCATCCAAACGGCCTTATTCGACGGTATGCTCCCGACTGGGCAAGGGTTGCCCGCAATTCGTATCTAAATACACCCGGCATCACTGTCGTCACCGACATCGAGGCCGTCAGTGTTGTCAAGGACCCGACCACGAAGGCCATCCAATCGATCACGCTGTCGAACGGCGACGTTTACCGCGTCAACCGACCGCTAGCGATGATGTGCGCGGGCTATGAAGGAGACCTGCTGCGCCTGGCCGGTGTGCCTCTCGACTATGGCCGCAACAGCATGGCCAGCTTCAACGAGATCAACGCGGGCTACCGGTCGGACCACTACTCAGCCGGCAACCAACGACGTGTCAATGCCAAGGGCGACGTGTGGCCCTATTACACCATGCCGCCGCTTAACCCGACTCTAGGCGTCGGTGACACGAAGACGCAAGGCTTCGACTTCCGCATGACGCTGTCGACCGAGGACAACCGTCGCCCGTTCATTCCGCCGCCCGGCTTCCGCATCAAGGACTTCCTCGACTGGATCGACGAGACGAACGTCCGTGGAATGCAGACGATCGAGTCGATCAACTCCTACCAGACCATCATGCCAGGCCTGCATACGACCAACGGTAACGACTGGCATGGCCGCGCTTGGGGCTATCCGCGCATGTACTCGAAAGCCGAGAGGCTGATGGAGCAGGCGGCGTACTATTACCGGCACATGGGCCAGTTCTACGTCGCCATGACGGACCCACGAGTTCCGCAGGCAATGCGCGACAACATGGCGTTGCACGGTCTGCCGGCGACCCACAACACCGACGAGTTCATCGGCACACCGGGTTGGTCCTCGGCGCTCTATGTCCGCAAGTGCAACACCATGCGCAATGAAGGTATCCTGACCTTCGCAGACATGGTCTCTCCCGGCCGTCAGTCGAAGCAGGATTCGATGGGCATCGGCGGCTACAATGCCGATCGGCACTTTGTAAACAACTACCCGCGCCCGGGCACTGGCTTCAACGCCGAGGGCGCGCTCGATGATACCGGTCGCGGCTACTATCAGGTGCCGTTCCGAGCCTGCCGGCCGAGTCTGCGTCATTGCACCAACATCGTCACGCCCTGGACGCTTGCCGTCGATGACGTGTTCTTCTCGTCCTATCGCATGGAGCCGACGTCGATGGCGATCGGTGACGCTTTGGGTATCGCAATGGTCGCTGCACTCGACTTGAATATACCGGTCGGCCTTCTCGATTACGGCGTCATACGTGAGCGCCTGGTCAACGCCGGCGCGGTCTTAACCTACTGAGGATCTCCTATGACAGCTCTCATGCAAATGTTCGGTGGTGGCTCGGGAAGCGCCTCGGTCGATGGAAATGGCTTCGTCACAAATATCGACAGTGTTCTGTTCGGTCGCGAGTGGTCGTCGTGGGGGCAGATCCGTCTGGAAAATGGCGATGGGCGCAAAGGGCCGCCGCAGATTGGCTTCGAGCCAACGATCGGCAAGCTGATCGGTGCCAGCGGTACAACCACGACGGACCAGACCATCCCGATCTACGGCGCTGAAGAGTTCATCATCGACAAGATCGTGCTTTGCCACGCGACTGCGATCCCGGTCGAGATGAGGGGCGGTATCTACACGCTTGTAAACAAGGCCGGCGAGATCATCGTACCGGCAAGCCAGATCTACACCGGCCTCGGTGACGACATCTCCAGCGTCCTCGTCTTGAACGTCGCACCGAAGAGATGGCGCGTGCCGTACCTCTATCTGTCGTTCACGACACCGAACGGGGTTCCGATCTTCTTCGATGTGCTGGTCTACGGCACGGTCATTATTCCAGGGCGGGCCTGAAACCATGGCCCACTCGATCATCAAGACTGAGCACAACGGCCCAAAGAAAGGCCGTGGTGCGTGGATGAAAAAGAAGGCTGCAAAGCTCGCGTCGTCAAAGGCGCGCCGATCGCAGTCTCGCATACTTGCAAAGGGCAATTGAGATGTCAGAGAAGCGTTACGCAATTATCGATATCGAGGCGAAGCCAATGGCCGTTGTCGATATGGTCACCATCAACGATGAGCCAGGTTCTGAAGAGCACGAAACTCTCGTCGTCTCCGAAGCCTATCATTCCATCTTATCCAGCGATGCACAGCTCGGCTGGATCTGGGACGGTGAGAGCCTGAAGGAACCGCAGCCATGAAAGCGACCATTACCTATTACGACGCCGCTGATGCCGTCATGCGAACCGACGAGCTGGGGATCCCTAGGCAACCGCTACCAGGCGACATCCTCGAACATGCGGCCGACCGGATCCGCTGGGAAACTGCGTCCATCTCAGCCGATTGGACGCGCTTCGAGCTCGTTGTCGAGAAAGAGGGCTAAGCGATGGACAGGCGGGGGAACTCAGAGGCAGCGACCGTCGTGGTTGAAGTGCTCGAAGAGCATGAAGGCAGGGAGCTTGGAGACATCTATCCGGTCGACGCCAGGCGGGCGGATACTCTTGCCAATATCGGACTGGTGAAGCTGCTTACGAGCGACGGCGACTAAGGAGTATTTGCGACTGTAACATGCGTTCGATCCTGCCGGGCGGCTGAGGCCCACGACAACCTCAAGCGACAGGCCCTCGGTCTGAAACTCAGACCTGTCCGACAGCACATCCCAATGACAGTCGCACCCGAGCATAAACAATAGTCGAGAGTTGTAAGAGAGATCAAGCGTTTGACTCGCCAACGGTGGATTAGCTAGATAGCTCGGCAGAAGCATGTGAGGACCATTTCGATGTTCAGTACTCCCGACATAAAAACTCTCGAAGAAGATGTTAGGACGCTGTTCAATAAACACAGCGCGCGTAATCCCCAGACCAAAGAGGTTCAAGACGCAATCGAAAGTGTCAGCCGACTGGAGTTCTCATCTGGCGATGACCGCGCCAGGGGCTTGATGATTGTTTCGCGCCTCCTCAGAGCTCAGAGTAAGCCACTTGACGCTTTGAGGACCTATCTTGATGCTGTCGAAGTGACGCGGAATCGGAAGCTAAAAGCGAAAGTCTTGCTAGCTGTATCAGCGACTGCGAAGGAGCTTCTAACAAAAAAGTATAGTCGGCAAATTTCGGACAGCTCGGCAAATAGGGAGGTTACTTCCATCATTCGCCAGATTATCGCGGCAGAGGGCGACAGTGACGATGCAACTCAGCTGCGTGTTTATCTATCTTTGTTGACACGCGACGCTCTCGCAGCGATCCACGAAGGACACACTGCTGCTGCGGCAAATCCGAAATATCTGCCTGACTTCATTGCTGTCATCGGAAAGATGATGGCCCGGTCTGACTTTGATCGGCTGGCACCCGTGGTAGGTAGAGCTATCAAAGACCTCTCGGAGCAAATTGTCGCGGCCGGTCAATACGCGTTCTTGGCAGGTGTTCGGCTGAAATTCAATGGCAAACTCGTCGAGGATGGCTGGCTTTCACCTCTTACATTGACCGAGATCGAACAGCATCTAGAGAACGCTAGCTCTGAGGAGGTTCGTAGTCTTGCGCGCGACAAGACGCTCTTCCTTTACGAGTATCCCCAGTGTGAAGAAATCAAGCAATGTATCCTTGAAAGATATTATAGCCTGATCGTGCAGCCCGAGGTGGAAAGCAAGCGAGCAAAGTCCGCGAAAGCATACCTAGAGCAGTCAGCTAAAACGGTAGCTTTCTGGCAAGACAGATCATATCGCGACCTCGTGGTAACCCGCGCTGTCTCCAGTCTGGTTGAGCGGGATTCACCTGAAGCGCGAATGGTTCTCGGCATCGTCAACCTTCTGGAAGGAAACGACAAAGAGGCTGAGCATCATTTTCGCGCAAGTATTGTCGCAGACACATTGTATGCCAAAACCGGCGCGACCAGCTTCCGACACCAGCTGAGTCAAGCCGATCGGAAACGCTTTACTGAGAAGCGAGCTGACTACTCAGGCGTTAAAAAAACCGATACCGCGCTCGTTGTCTGTGCAGATGTGAAGTACTTCAATCGGTACGCGCGGGTCTACTGTGGATCTCTACGCGATCTAGGGAGTAATGCGAGGGTCCATTTCCATCTTTCAGCGAACTCCCGCGCTGAAGCTGAGCAGGCCTTCAAAGCCGCCCTTGGGGACTTCGCGAACGTTTCGATGTCGTCGGAAGACAACAGCCTGTCATACACGAGGATGCCGACCTACTACGCGAGCATGCGCTTTCTCCAGGCTCCGAATTTCTTGAGGAATGTCGCATCTAGGGTGTTCCTCACTGATATCGACGTTCTTTTTCGCGAGGATCCAACGGCTGTAATGAAGTCGCAGTCGTGGGTAAATGCTGACGTCGGCTTCCGTATCTACGATCGTGTGCGCGTACTAAGTCAGAGCAGGGTCCCGAATGACCCCATTATGCGTTTTCCGCGTCTCCTCCCCTGGTCGCAAGTGAACGCAGCGTTCCTCGCAATCTTCGACACGCCAAGGGGGCACCGAATTGCTGAGCGTATCGCTGACGATATGCACCGCCATCTAGGAAGAGCGCTTACAGAAGCGGATTCGGCCTGGTGGGTCGATCAGAATTCCCTGCGGATGTCACTTATTGCTGCAGCCGAAGACCCCGCGGTTCAGATCGTTAATATCGAGGACGTAGGGATGCCCTACGGTGTCTTCCTATATTCCGCCCGGAAAAATCTTCCGGGCGATCTCGGGGTCTTCTATCGGCGGTAGGAAGCGATCACCGCCTCGACGTGAACAGGTCTACGAAATTTTTCCCGAAGGTGGTCTCGTTGACCTTTTCGTTCGGATTATACGGCTTGACCGGCACAACCATGGAAAAGTCGTGGCAGCCGGTCATATACCAAGTGTGAGTTGATCGTGAGCCATCTTTTGCTTTAACGGTTACAAGCTGTTTGTAGACCTCCAATTGCAGGTCCTCTTCGACCGGGCCGACGTTTAGATGTGGGGTTATATCGCCCTCAATTGTGGCCGGGAGCGAACAGTTAGCATTGCCGTAAGCTTTCTGAGCCAGGCCTATGACATCCTTGTTCCCATCCTCTCTTGCCCAGCTTTCCCACCTGGTCACGTAACCCAGTTCGCGGGTGAGATAGAAATGCTCGGACCCTCTCGTTTCGCCAGGTGCATCGCCGGTCTCAGATATCTGTGTGAAGGGGATATGAAGGAGAGTGCTAAGGGGTTTGGTGCGTTGGGAAGGCGTACCGTAAGAGTACTCAATGTGCTTCCAAAATTGTATTGTCTTGGTTAGCCGCAGGCTTGGATCCGTGGGAAGGAACGACCGGTCAAAGTCATCGTCTTTGAAGGGCAGCGTCTTGCGTTCGAAAATTCCCCAGCCGACCTCGCCGTAAGGTGGGACTTCTGCTGGAAACGACCACGTCCCAAGGAACCGACTAATGCCCTTCTTCAGAGGACTGTTGTATCCGGCGCCGATAGTGAGAAACCATCGCTTATGGTGGAACGCACCGATCAGGCTTGCATAATCATCCGCTACGGTAAGTAGGGTTGCCGTATCGCGGCTGTCGAAGGTTCCGAAGCCACATGGCTCCTTACGAGGCGGATAGTCCGTCCACGCAACTATCAACGGGTATTCGTTCCTTGATCCGTCGCTCCCGCGCGTATCAAGGGGGAAGGCGGCGCGCTGCGAAGGTCCTAACGATCGGCAGTTCTTACTAGCCTGGCGCTCGGGATAGTCGGAGTGCACGTAGGGGACTAGGTCATTCGGGCGAACATCGCGCTGGTCACCAATCGAGCAATCAAGCGGATTTTTTTCGCTGACACTGCCGTCAGATCGAAGACAGACGTTCATAACCATATAGTCAAGGATCGAGGAGGGTTTCGGCTGCTGGGCGAACGCCACGGACGCAAACAGAATGGCTGGCAGAGTCGGGTATAAAAGTTTCATCTCAATTATCCGCTTGCTGATTATTCGAACTAGAATTCGAATTTGATTGGCGATTTAATAGAGGCGCGCTAGGGATCGCCAAGGTTGCAAGTAACCTGCGACTTGCCAAGAACGCGTTCATTGCTGGTGTTGGGAGAGCTAGTGTTGGAAGAGAAAAAGCTTACGTTCGGTGAAAGACTAATTTTATCCAACCAGCTAGCAATTCTGAAAATCATTGATCGGAAGGAGGCAGAGCAGTACGAACAGGCGGAAGAAATCGTAAATTGCGGTTATGAGCATCTGTACGGTGAAATAAACCCATTTGTATTCGAGCCATTCCCTAAGCAGGTTGCGGACGAAGTTGTCGCTATCCTCGACATGCATCGGTCCATAGAACATTCTTGTCGCTTACTGGACCTTTCTGCATCTGAGCTAGGCGTCGGTTTTCAAGGATTTCTGTCGACCTGTCAGGAGGGTCATTACGGGTTTGCATGGTTTCTTCGGCGACAGCAAGGCAAGTGGGAGGAGCTGTCTCAGTACCCCGACGACTCCTTCAGTCCCCAATCGCTTGGCCTCTACCGCGGAATGCTCGCTCGCTGGAACGCACTAGGCAGGAAATCGAAGCTAACGGAGGCCGAGATTCTTCTCGTTTCTAGCAGATAACAGGCTGAACGTCTGCGCGCATCGCCAGTGCGGATTTAGTCGCCTGTGAGAGGGGGCAGGGCGTTATTCTAGTCCAACCAGGCGCCTCAGGTCTGTGGGAAATATCACCCATGCGAGTGTAAGGATCACAACTAAGTACGCGACCCACATTCGAAGTTTGATAGCGATAAGCAGCCATCCTAAAATCGCAAATACAAGCGTGGCGACAAGCGTCACCCAAGCCGGCATGCCGACAATGAAGAGGCAGGCACATATCATAATCGCCGGTGCAAACCTGCGATAGAATACAACCAACTCATCCTCGAAGTCGTCCTTGAACATCCCGATTGCGCCTCACTGCTATGGTTTGACTGACCGGCAGACATTCCTGCGTCAGGGTGAAAAACCGGTTAATGTTGAGGAGACGAGATTGGTGCAGAGGCATGTATGTACAATTACTGCGCCAACCATCTTTGTACGATCGTCGAGAATTGAGAGAGCACCACCCGCCAATGGTCGGTCTGAGGGGGCTGAGGTTCTAGCCATGCCGTATAGTCGAGGCCCAGCACAGTCGAGAGACGAGCGTAATTAAACCTGAGCAAATAGGCACCATCCATTATCGGTAAGATCTCCAGTACCTTCAAAGAGGGTCTTGCAAATACAATGTGAGCAAGCCCTGCGCCATGCGGCGCTATAATACGCTTCGCCGAAGCAGCGATCGCGATCTGCTGCCACAATGGCAGTCCGCCGAACTGGATACTGGTGAAGCCTTGAGCTGCAAGCATATGCTCCACATCGAGTTCATTTTCGAGCGGGCGTCTGACGCTGTCGCGCCGGGAGATGTAAACGAAGTCTGGGCCTCGAAAGCCTTCTAGCTTCGCTTTCGCCAGCGCGCTGGCGGCGATCTCTTCGTATATTGCGCCGGTTCTCTGCCATTCACGGAGACCGAGGAAGCCAACAATCGGGCTGATCAAGCGTTCAACAAAGACAACGTCGGATACTTCTACGACGTCGTCATCGGCGAACCCGGCAAGCTCAATGCTTTCACGCTCAAATCGTGGCCGGTTCGTCGCCAAAAGGATCTTTGGTGTAGGTTGGTCGTGATTCCCACTCGAGCCAAAATGCGGCGTCCGATCCACGATCCAATGATATATGCCCTTAGTCGCGAGAAGTCCGCTAATGGCTACATCGACAACCTGGCAGTCTTCCTTGCTAGCGGTGACCACGGGCTTCCCGTGCGATTTGATACGTGTCCCGTCTTCCGACCATGTCTGGCCGTATCTGTCGACGAAAACGTTGTGGAACTCTCGGACGCTAGGCGGCCTCGGCTTGGAAAGGGTCGAGAGCAATTCTTCGTGTTCAGCTCTCAGGCCGAACAAGTGCTTTAGGTTTGTGCCGGCTGAAGCGTACATACTAACGCTACCCAAAGCCCGCGGGCATGTGGCTTCGTTGAGCGGGAAACCCATATCGCTTTCGTGTTTCGGAACTGTGGAAGAAGAAGGTTTTCGGAGAGTACCTCTGATCAGCCGTAAAGTCTCTGGATCGGTAGCGCTTGCGAGACGCGCAACGCGATGCGCATGCTTTTCGAAATTGGGGTTCTCCCGCGCCTCTGGGTCGCCAGTCAAGACGGCCCAAGCCTCCTTTGCTCTCTGCGCATTCACCAAAGGACGGATGGTAGCAAATCGGATCGGCGGTGACATCTGAGATGTCGCCGCAGAAGCACACGTCGATTCTACAATTTCCTCTTCATTGAGTTCGAGAGCTGCCTCAAGCCGCAGAGCAAACAAGCGAGGCTGACGAGCAAGGGTTCGATCGTCCTGGGTCGCATTGAGTACGGCTTGCCACTCCAGCTTAGCGGCGAGTTCAATAACTTCTTTCAAGCCGAGCATGCGCATTGCCTTCAACATACTGAAGCGTCCGGATTATCGCTCCACGGTGAAAAGCGCAAACAGATGCTGTGAGGATTTCTGCACCTAGACGAAAATACCGAGGCTCGCGATAGGCTGATCGATCATCCCTACCCCCAGTCGATACCGTGACCACGCTAGCGCAACGAACCTGCGAGCCATCTCTTCTACCCAACCGAAGGAAATTAGACATGAACCCGTCTCTGCAAAAAACGCAGAAGCGCTTGCTTGCGCTTGGCTTCTCGCTTCCCAAATACGGCGCTGATGGCGACTACGGCAAAGAGGCCGATGACGCCTTCAACGTGGCGCTCGACCAGCTGGAAAAGCTGCGCAGCCTGACTGCTACGCCGCCAACCTCGCTGCCGCCTCCGGTGCCCACGACATCGATCGACGTCAAGGACAGGGTCATCCCTGCTGCCTGGATGCCGGATGCCAAGATCTCCGGCATCGTGTTCCACTGGACGGCCGGCCAGAACAAGGCGAGCGACCTCGATCGTTCGCACTATCATCTCCTGATCGAGAGCGACGGTAAGCACGTCCGTGGCGTCCCGTCGATCGACCTGAATAGCCTGCCGAAGGCAAAGGCCGGCTATGCAGCTCACACGCTGAATTGCAACACTGGGTTCATCGGTGTGTCACTCTGCGGCATGGCTGGCGCCATCGAGAACCCCTTCAGCGCCGGCAAGCAGCCGATCACACGCGTCCAGTGGAATGAACTGGCAAACGTGCTGGCGCAGCTCTGCAAGCGCTACGGCATCAAGGTCAGCCGCAAGACCGTCCTCAGTCATGCTGAAGTTCAGACGAACCTCGACATCAAGCAGAAGGGCAAGTGGGACGTTGCCCGCCTGCCGTTCGATATCTCCATCAAAGGCGCGACCGCCATCGGCGATCAGATGCGCGCCATGGTGCAAGCCGAACTCTGAAACCTCCCCATCTCATCACAAGGAAATCTCTCATGATCCGCATCGATATCATCGCTGCGCGCTTCTTCGCGCTTCTTAGCATCCTGGTCGTGCTCGCAAGCCTGTTCCAACCGGCATATGCGCAGGACGCGGCACTTGTGATTGCACCATCCTCGATCTGGTTTGACCTCTGGTCGATCGTCCAGCCGCTTGTCGTGCTGATGTGCTCGATCGTCGGGCCTGTCCTGGTGACATGGATCTCTGCACGTTTGATCTCACTATTGAAGGTGGCAGATGAGAAGCAGAAGCTGGAGATCGAGACCAAGCTGCGAAACGCCGTACATGACTCTGCCACCAACGCTCTGAAGTTCGCATTGGCGCGTACCGGTATTGCAGGCGGGGCCATCACTCAGGTGACGACTGCGGCTATCACAAGTGTCGTGCTGCACGAGGCGACCAAGTACGTCGAGAAAAAGAACCCCGACGCACTGCAGAAGCTCGGCGTAACGCCCGATGCTCTGCAGGACATCATCATGTCGAAGGTTCCGGATCTGCTTCCGAAGTAGCCTTCGCAATAACGGCGACTGTCTATGAAGAGCCTGCGATTTTCGTGAGGGGCCATCCGCTCGGCGGCGGCGTGGCTCCTAGCTTTTCAGCACGCTGATCCAGCTTCTCGGCAGCCTTCACGCGAGCATCTTCGAAAGTGTCGGCCGTCACCGTGACGATCCAGCGACCAGCTCGAAATCGATATGTGTTCCTCGGGGGATTTGTCCGATGACGGCAGCCCGCCACAAAGGCCATCCATGCGACCCGGCGATCAATCCCATTCTTGGTTTCTTCTGGAAGCAAGTTCCACCAGGCATTGAAGCCTGCGCTTGTCTCTGATTTCGCCATGATACTCTCGCGTACTCTGTCTGGTTTCTACCGCAACATGTCGGCGATCTCTGCCGCCTCGCTGCGCACCTGGTTCGGTTTGTGGGGGTAGTGCTCCCAGCACCACCATTGCGGCTCACCTCGATTGTTGGAAAAGCCAAAGCCGCCCCACTGTTTGCATGAAGGGATGCAGCACCAATGGAGATAGAGTGCTGTTGGCCCGCTCCTGGCTGTCCTGGTCTCGTCGCTCATTGGCGTGGCTCCCATAGGATGTGCGCCTGCAGAAGGCAGGGAAACCTCGCCCGACACTTCTCTGTCCCAGCATGCTCGCATCCCATCGCCGGGACACGACGGATCTGGACAAACTCGGCGTCCGCTCCGAACTTTTTGACGAGGCTCTTGTGGCTAAAATTGCCCTGACGGGCGCACGGGCTGCACACCATCTCGATCGTCTCGGCGCGATAATCTCGGAGCGTTGGAAGCGGCATAGCAGGTTTCTTCTGTTGTTCGGACACGGGTTCTCGCTCGCGCACGGTGCACGTGTTCGCCTTCAAAAAGGATGGTGATGCCGACGTCATGCGGCGTTTTCGTTCTTACTATGTTCTCAATCTTTGACATGAGTCAACACCGCCACCGCGCGAAATTGCCAAGGGCCAGAAACGAATGACTGGGAGAAACGACATGCCAAACGGCGGCTTTGATCCAGAAGCGAAATACGCACAGCTCGGTGAACGCGTCGAGAACCAGTCGCGCCAGATCGGCGACCTCGACAACCGGATGGGGAAGGGCTTCTCCGAGATCGCCTCGCAGATCCGATCGCTGGTCGACGACATCCGCGGTGGCTCGAAGACGCAGTGGCCGATCATCATCGGGTTCTGTTCCGTGACGATCACTGTATTGGGCGGACTGGGCTTCATGGCGCTGCAGCCGATCAAGGACAATATCACGACAATGCGTGAGGATATGCGCATGCGATCGCTTGAGACGAAGGATAGCCTATCAACGATCGTCGGCAGCATGGTCACGCAGAAAGAGATGGAGTGGCGGACAGCTCGTGGCCAAGAGGATCGCCAGCGAACCGAAGCCGCGATCAAGGAGCTTCGGGAGGGGTTGGTGCCGCGAGACGAGCACGCTCGCGTATGGGCGAACTATGACCAACGCTTTCAAGATCAACAGCGCCAGGTTGATGAATTGAAGCAGGCGCAGGGCAGTGTCTATGGCGCAAGGGATGTCATCATGGATTTGAGGCAGCGGCTCGATCGCGTCGAGCGGGAGCGGATCAGCCAGCCTTAGTCATCGAGGCCTATTGAGCTTCGGGGAACGACTCCGACGCTGCGTTGTTCATGGGCGAAAGGGAGTAAAGCCATGAACGTCACACCGCCAAAACACCCGAAGACGCATCCTGATTACGCTATCAATTGCGAGGAGGCTCTAGACCTGCCGCTGCAAGATCTAGTCGACCGCGCGGTGCAAGCTGGATGGAATACGCGAACCGTCATGGTTGCGCTGCAGAGCGTAGCTTGGAACAGGGCCGCCGCCTACGAGGAGGACCCTGATCCAGAGGATGCTGAAAGCGAGATCAGCGCAGACGCGCTGTCATGACACGGCGGCTTGAAGTTTCCCGATCTGGTGACTGTAGCCATGCGGTGCGGGGACCGCCTAAAATTCGAAAGCAATAACAAAGGGGGTTCAAAACCCCTCACCTATGCGCAGTTTTATTGTTTTTGCTTGGAAATTTCATACATTTCGCCGTCCAATTGGGACTCGAATATTCTCTCGTTTGACCGCCCACGGGCGTTCAAAGGTCATTGTCGAAATGGTAGAGATTGTGTCGATCGGCGACGATGCGTCCTGAGTTGCGTGGGTTAGCATAGGTCCCCAAGAACACGTTGATGCTGCGCCATCCACCCGCATCCATAGCCGACTTGATATCGACGCCCATCGCCAGCGTATTGTTCGCAAAGGCGTGGCGGCCGCAGGTATGGGACGGCTTGTAGGATATGCCGGCTCGGCTGCAAACGGCCGCTATCCGTTCGTTGACTGAATGCCGGTTTGAGTAGAGGAAGACCCTCGCTCCTGGTGACGCTGCTGTCGACGCGCTGTAGAGGCGTGCGACTAGCTGGTCCGTCATATGCCGCATCGAGTTCTGGTCGGTCTTTGTCTTCACGAGCAGCGCTGTACGTGCCGCAAGGTCGACATGCTCCCATCGAAGTGCAATAGCCTCCGAAACTCTGGCGCCGGTTTGGCTCATAAAGAGGACCAGGTTGGCCAGGTGATCGAGGCCATCTCTCGAGCACTGCCTGACGAAGGCGTGCACCCATGCCTGCGAAGCTGCATTCTTCCTCCTCGGCCGATCCTCCTTCATGTTTCTGACCCGTAGCATGTCGCCCCATCCGCGATCGTAGGCATGGTTTAAGACGGCTCGGATGGGCGTAATGACGCATCGATTGCGCGTCGAGTTGCGCTGGGTAGGCAGCAAAAGCTTCGCCAGTTCTCTGACGTCAAATGGATAGATCGACGTCACCGCGGCAGATCCAATGTGCGGCAGCACTGCATCGAGATACTTCGCTTCGCCGCCGTGCTCGACGTAGCTCGCCGCGGCTTCAGCAAACGTTTTGCTGGCGCGAGGTAGCCGCGTGACAGGGGGTGTTTCGAGTAAGCGGGAGGTCTTGTTCATAGGTGATCCTGCGAGGGGGCCGTTCAAAAGATCGCAACAAGATCAAGGGGAGGGCAGAGGGGCGGTTTAGCGCGAACCGCTATGTTTTTGCTGCGCTAATCGACTTTCTCCGGGCCCACCATTGTTTCCGACGAGTTTGTAGCCGGATGTAGCCGGACGCGAATTTCCGGAATTTTGACACGAGGTTCTGGAATTTCCAATTAGCTTATGGCGTCGGGAAGTCTCCTCAATCCGTCTCAGAACGCTTTGCATTTAGGCAGCGATTTCTCACCTAGCAGCGCCGCAAAGACTTACGCAGCATAGACAACCGATCTGCAGAAGCGCCTATTGCATCTCAGTTTAAATGAGGAAGCCAATATGCCGTTTCTCATCTCCCGCGCGAAGGTGGCCCGAGCGCAAAATTCCACGACTGAGCTCTCAGCGCTGTTTGCAGAAAACAGATACTCTCCTTTTCAGTTCACGTTGATTGATGCGATTGATCGCGAGAGACGCCTCGTACGTCTAGAATACCTTGAGGCGCCAATTGAAGCGTTCGTGATAGTGGCAGAGATCGCAAACCATTTGCGATCAGCACTAGATATTGCAGTTGCTGACTTGGCCCGCGACAACGGAAAGGAGTTGGACAAGCAGATTGGTTTTCCTAACTCTAAAAGCTCTGCGTTGTGGGCTGCGGAGTGCCACAAACGCACAAAACTTCTCAGTCCCTCGGCACAAGATTTTGTTGAGGCTCTCAATGTCCACCCCGGCGGCGATCTGCAATTGTACGGTCTGACGCAGTTAGATAATTTTGGGAAACACAAGGACGCCGTCATCGTAGCAGGCGATCTAGAGGTGTCTAATTTGAGTGGCGTTAATCACAAGCACCCCGGCGCCCTCTACGCTGGTGAGATAAGCGGACTTCTAGCAGCACAAGACTTGAAGCAAGGCAGGACTTTTCAAAACGGCAATCTCTACGACTTCTCAACATATCGAATGCCGACTCCGAGCCTGTTAAGCGTCTTGAACGGCGCTATTCCTCTAAGTGCGATCTACAGTTTTGCGGTTACCAGCAAGGTTCCTGGTGCACCGGTTCCCAGGCCGTTTCCAGGCGAACCGGTTGTAGCCACTTTGAAAGGTGTCACCGCACGCGTGACGGAAGTCTTAGACCTCATGGAAAAGATCGCTTGATCACAAATCAGCCTCCGATTGTAGACGGGCAACGCGATTGCGACGCCCGTTAGTTCTGTGGATCGAGATACCAAACTAGCAGGGTCAGTCATGAGGATAGATTATCACTTCCTTAATTGCTTTGCCGTTGCCCCCTCCGCCGACTGAGTAGCTGCAGTCCACCTCGTCTATGTTGAACATCGAGAACGTTTCAAAGACGCCTTGAACTGCGTTCAAAGACAGTATGAAGCGACCTTTTATCGAACCCAGTACCGTAGCCATCTCCTCGAACTGCTCGCGACTGAACATGGCTTTCCCGTAATCGTCTTCGTTCCCCCAATAGGGTGGATCGAGATAGAAGAGAGTGCCGGGCCGATCATAACGCGCGATCAACTTCTGCCAGGGCAAGTTCTCTATCACGACGCCTGCCATGCGCTCGTGGATCTCTTCCAGTTGCGGCGCAAGCTTCAGGAGGTTGAACCGTCCACCAAGCATCGTGACGCCGAAGTTCTGCCTGGAGACCTTTCCGCCAAACGCGAGACGTTGCAGGTAGAGGAAGCGCGCTGCGCGGTCCAGATCGGTCAGGGTCGATGGGTCGGTTCGTGCCAGCCGCTCGACTCACGTCGGGACGTCACCTGAAACCACATCGATCCGGAAAAGTGCTGGGAAGAGTGGCAGCATGCCCGAAAGGAGTTTTTCGAAATCAGGCCATTGCGACCCGCCCAAGAACGATCGGATAGGCACCAAACCCGTCAGTTGAGATTGGATAAGCGCCGCGCTATCTTATCGCATGGAAAGCTTTACACGTCTTCTCATACGTATGGCGCTCATGGTTAGGCGACGGCCGTCGAGGCAGAGGGTCTACGTTATTGTTATCGTTTTTATAGTCGTGCTCGTTCTTGTTAGTGCAGAGCATTTCGGGATTTTGCCCGAATGGGTGAGGTCCGAAAGATCTCCTGGATACCCGAAAGCAACCTGGTGAACCACGTTTGAGCCCAACGTGGTCCTACTAATTGACGGGCGTTCACGACTTCAGCCCTGGCCGCCCGTCGCACGAGCCGAGCCTCCTTGTTCGCAAGCTTCTGTTCTCTATCGCTGAGATCTTCTGCCGCAAAAAGTGCGTTGGCAAAGTACATTCCCCGCTGCCTCATCTTCTTTGGTGGGTTGCGTCGGACGGGGTCGTAAAGCTCAACGAGTCCATATCCCATTTCATGAAAGAACTTCAGAAACTCGACCAGATTGACATGCGTATGATTGTCGAAATTCACACCGGTTTCCACCTGAACAAACCGTACCCGGCGCTCCGTCAGCATGTTTCGGAAGCCATGCAGCACTTTAAGGTCGTTGCCTTCAGCGTCAATTTTTAGAAAATCGATCTGCTCGATGTGGTTCTCTGAGCAGAATGCATCTCCTGTCGTAATGAGCACATTTTGCACATGCGACGGCCGAGCGTCAGTGTCAGTAAGCAGGCGATTGCAAACGCCGCCTGGCACGGCACGCATTATGCCTTCGCCGCCGGTATCGCTCAGGGCGACTCGAAAGCACCGAACCCCCGCCATGGTCCGTGTCTTTTCACGCAGCATGCGGAATGTCGTCGAGATCGGTTCGAAAGCGAATATCTTTGCTGCGGGGAATGCGACCCGCCAGCGCTTTACGGTAGTTCCTACGTTTGCCCCGACGTCGAAAATGATTTTTACATCCTCGATCGATGATAGTGCCTCATTCATATTTGCCTCCCCAGATACAGTCGCAAGAGTTGTTGCATGAAAATTTCGCCACCGCCAGATGCAAAATACAACCTATGCGATTCTCCGAGATCGATCAGTTGGAAGAACCAACCTTTGCCTGAGCAATTTGACGTTGCCGTGGACTGAGACTGTTGAGCTCCAGTCGACCACCCCAGTCCCTGACGAAGATTTGGTTCTAGGCCACATTGAAACACGACCAGAGACGAATGATCTGGTTATGGGGCGAGCTCGAAACAGCGGTCAAACCTTCGAACTTCTCACGACTGATGATGTACCATCATGGACCGCAATGGGGCTGGCATCGGCTTGGGGCAGTCGATGCAATGTAGCATGGGGGAGCCATCCAATAGCTCGTCAACCCGAAAAGCTGCGACCGACGAAAATGCGTCGCATCTCCGACCGTTATGCAGTCCTTCGATTGCAGTCGTTCAGATGGCTTGTCTAGCGGCGAAGCTGGACGCGCCCAGTTTAGCCGAGCCGGTCCTAGGATGGTGTGTTTGAATCAAGTTTTATCCCGCCTCGGCAGCGACAAAACGAGATTTGGTCAAAATGCAAAAAAATTGGACATTCCTCAAGAGGTCCCCTCTCGATGTAGAGTGGGAGGTTGGGGTGTCTCGGAGCTTTCCCAGCGGGAAATAACGGTTCTCATCACAAAAGCAACGTTGACCAGAACAGTCTTTCGACTGTCTTGGACTGAATGCCGACATTGCAAAGTTCGAGGCCGCGGTTTTACTCGGTATGGCCGGTCTACTGGCACTACCCGGCTAAACAGCTTGCAGGCAAGGCGGTGCCGTACAACCACTTCTCGCGATCAGCCTTTTTCGAAAGATGCGAAAAGCGTCTCTGCGCAGTCTTGCCCAAAACCTATGTGTCTAGGATTGCGGGACATTCTCCGCAGAAACGGCTACGCCGTGCCGGGATATGAGCGACTGTTTCAGATCTGACGGCAGTACTGACCAGACTATGGTGGCTATGATCAGAAGATACGAAATCTTCATCCGCCAGGAGTCAGCAATATAAAACCAGCCCAACACGCCGAAAAAGACAGGCACTGCAATCGTGATGAGGATTGGAGCCTCAATGATGAGAAGGCATGCCAATATCACGATAGATGGTGCAAATTTTCGGTAGTTGACTCGAACTTCATCCTCGAAATCGTCTCCAAACATGATCTCTCTACCTCCTAGGACGTTAGAAAATAAAGTAACGAAAGATAATTCGAATATTACCATGTTTTGATGAATGTAGTCTTAATCAATGTAAGCTGTTGTATTGCGAGAGTATATTATCTACGTCTGGTTTCTATGAATCGACGAGTAACTTGATGAATGCTAAATCTGGTGCCCTGCAGCTTTTGGTGTAAGGTGTAAATCAGTGCAGTGTTGCGTTGTAATTTCAATTCGGGAAACGGCGACATAATACACGTTCCACAGATCATGATAAGACTTCACGTTGCTGGAGATCGGACTTTATCTGAAGGTAAGGTTGCTCAATGTCGGAAGTCTCGTTCTGAACGTCATGGATAAGCGCAAACGTTGCGTTCAGATGTGTTGAAGGCTCCGCATCCAGCAACTGCTGAGCGGAAAACGGGTCCGACTGACGCGTAGCGACGAGGCGTCCGTTAGATCGCGACGAAGGGCCCTTGTGCGGGTAACGACTGCCTAACTGTATGCAGCGTCGCGAGATCCTGGCCATGCGTGAATCAAGGCGATCGCTGCCGCCTTTGTGCTGTTGATACGCACCTTGTCGTCTTGCCACTCGTTTCAATGGTAATGATCTTATCCGATTTACCCCGAGTCATCTGCCACCTCCTGCCTTGGGAGATCGGTAGCGTCGCCCTGTGGAATTGGGGTTGCGGGCCCAGTAGTAATACTGAGTAAAGCCAATTGCTCGCTGCGGGACGGGGCTGGATCGGCGCCGACGTTCGACCGAAGCAGACGTACCAGGAAAGACAGCCGCTATGGACGGCTGCTAATCGGACATGGGGCATAAACCGCTCGATCCAACTTCAACGGGTAGCGCGGCAGTCGATCGATAGTGACGTTGCGCGGCCTCGTTGCCAGCCCTCAGACGCAGTCGAGTGGCAACCGAGCGGGCGGCCATCCAGAGGTCCTCAATAGAACTGGCTACCAAAGGAAAATGGTACGCCGGACGACAGAGTGTCCAGGTCGGTTGATGTCATTTAGAAGCTTAGCTTAGATCTTTTGGCGTAAGTTCCGCCTGATGATGTGCTTCGCCGTACGGAGTTCTGATAAGTTGCTTGAGGTCACTAGGTGCGACGAACCAAGCGATCGTGGCAACGACTGCCAGTGCGGCAATCGTCGCTCGCAAATGCTTGAACAAAGCGAAGTACCCAAGCAGAGCAAAAAACAGGGCGACAGCAATTGAGACGGCCATCGGCACGCCCAAAGCAAAGAGGCACCCGAATATGACAAGGGAAGGGCCGTACTTCGTCACGATGAGGAACCGTTCCTCATCGTCTAGATCATCTCTGTGCATGCGCAAGACTCCTCTCCGCCGAACAATCGCTCAACCCGGAAATTGCCAAGTGAGCACATTTGAAAGAAGTTATATTGCAACGCACAAAACAGGGCGGAAATACGGCTGTCGGCTAAGAGAGGGGAAAATCAATTGTTTTGATCGTCAATTCCAGCGACAGGATCCGTCTTGACCTGATCCCTGGATCCTCTTGCACCCGGCACAAATCGTGGGTCCAATACGCCCGCCAGGTAGCAGGCCTGTTGAGGCGTCGAGCAGCGAGTTTAGCTGCGCTTCCGTTCGGCTGTCATCGCCAGAGCGATCAACATTGCCTTCGCCGTTCCGAGTCAAAATCCTTGTACGGGCTGAAGCAGGGCTATCTGACCAGGACGCGACCAAACAATTCAGGTTCCTTCCGTTGGGGTGGCGGCATCACGATTATTGAAATCGTCAATGACAACCTGAATATTTTGGCTAACTGCCGATTTTATACCCGTGGGAACGACGGCCCAACCGATTGCCGCAATCATGCAGATCGCTGCCAGCAAGTAACCCAATTCAGTCAGTATGTTCAGCCATCCAAGAGCCAATGGAATTAAACACATCAACATGGAGTGGACGACTGACAGCCCCAGATAATGCAATGAGAGAAACATGATTAATGCGACTGCTATAGGCTTTAAAATGCGGGAGATCATGTACATCGCATATACCCACCATTAAAATATTCCTATGGATTAGCATTACAGCAATGCATTAACAAGTGGACTGTAATAGTAACCTTTTCGGCTCTAGATGGACTTCCCAAGCGGCGTTATGCGTTTGGTTGTTGCGTCCTAGGAAGCCGTCTTTGGTAGGTTCCGCGTAAATCGTAGTTGCAACAAAGGCCACCCGACTTTGGCGACTGTGCAATGAGGTCTCGGCTCTGTTTACAAACATCGCAGAACGCAACTGGCCGCTTCAGCAGTCAATAGCCGTCGACTCGTCGTTTTGCCCGATTGTCTTTTGCGTGACCTACTTGCCGACCTAGGGGGCAACTTGCGGCCTGCTGCAGCAACCCCTTCATCAATTACCGATTGTGACGCGGAAATCGTTGAGGTGGTGAGCGGCGTCGAAGATCGAAGCCTGCGATTGGGACCGGTCAGGGATATCCGGAGGGGCATGTACCCCGTGCCAAGCACGAGCCGATCTGGATCAACGTGGAGCAAGATGTGCAACGCCGCGTCGACGAACTGGAGCAGCCGCTAGGTAATGGGTACGGAGCACATGTCGTCATTTTTGATTGGACGTAGCGGCTCGATGGCACTGAACGGGCCAGTTCGACAACAACGGTTTCGGAACCGCGACGATTGCGGCGGGTCGGCGCCCGCCAAATCATTCTGAATGGGTTACCGCCGACTTAGGCAATGACGTCGAAGTTCCCTGACGTGATCGCCAAGCCTTTCTCGAGCACTGCGAAATGCAGAGCCGCTCCTTGCCCCGTGCCGTCGGCATCGTACCACAGCTTACCCGTCATTGTGTCGTAGATGATCCGGTCAGATGCGTCGTGAGATTTGGCGCCAGCGTAGAACGCGTCTGGCGATAATCCGCCGGCCTTGCCAATTCCCGAAAACAAAGTCGCGTCCAGCCGGATCGTATCGTCCTTCACGGTAAAATCGTCGATCGTGTCGATATTCTTCGAACTAAGTTTGCTATCAAAGACGAACGTATCCCGGCCGGTGCCGCCTATAAGAAAGTCATTGCCGAAGCCACCATACAGTTTATCGTCACCGGAACCGCTCGATATTGTGTTGGATGCGGCATTGCCAGTGATGACGTTGGCGAGCGTATTGCCTGTACCGTTGATGTTGCCGGAGCCGAGCAGGGTGAGGTTTTCGATCGTCGTATAGGACGCGAGCGATCTGGTGATGGTCGAAGTGATGGTGTCGGTGCCAGCGCTGTCGGAGACAGTGTCGCTCTCGGCGCCGAGCACATATGTGTCGTTGCCGGCGCCGCCGTTCAGCGTATCCTTGCCAGTTCCGCCGTCGAGGACATTGTTGCCAGCATTGCCGGTGATGACATTGGCGAGCGTATTGCCTGTACCGTTGATGTTGCCGGAGCCGAGCAGGGTGAGGTTTTCGATCGTCGTATAGGACGCGAGCGATCTGGTGATGGTCGAAGTGATGGTGTCGGTGCCAGCGCTGTCGGAGACAGTGTCGCTCTCGGCGCCGAGCACATATGTGTCGTTGCCGGCGCCGCCGTTCAGCGTATCCTTGCCAGTTCCGCCGTCGAGGACATTGTTGCCAGCATTGCCGGTGATGACGTTGGCGAGCGTATTGCCTGTACCGTTGATGTTGCCGGAGCCGAGCAGGGTGAGGTTGTCGATCGTCGTATAGGATGCGAGCGATCTGGTGATGGTCGAAGTGATGGTGTCGGTGCCAGCGCTGTCGGAGACAGTGTCGCTCTCGGCGCCGAGCACATATGTGTCGTTGCCGGCGCCGCCGTTCAGCATATCCTTGCCAGTTCCGCCGTCGAGGATGTCGTCTCCGTCGCTCCCGTAAAAACGATCAACCCCTTTGCCTCCGGCGAAGGTGTCTGCCTTGGTCCCGCCTGTCACTGTATTCCCGACTGCGGATGTCGTTACATGAATCCCGCGCTCACCTTCTAAGGCATCCGAAAAATCGATACTCCCGCTGCCTGAAACAATGACGCTTACCGTTTCTGTCTTGCCAATTGACCAGGTTATGATTCGCTCGAAACTGGAAAACTGAGCCGCGGTAGCAGTGATAGTGTCACCGTTGGTCTCGACTGCTTCTACGCCAGTAATTGAAAGGTTTGACATGTTTCCGTAGGCGAAAAGCGTGTCCCATCCGGTGCCGCCGATAACGGTGCTTGCTCGACCATTCGTAACGTCAAGCATTAGGTAATCGTCGCCGGCACCTCCGTTGAGGGTGTCGTTACCGTTCCAGGAAGTTATCTCGTCGTTTCCGGTGTCGCCGTTGAGGATGTCGTTATACGCGCCAAAGCTATCGTCTTCGATCGCGTCGTCTCCGCCACCCCCGTTGAGAACGTCGGCACCCATGTTCCCGTACAACTGGTCGTTCTGGTCTCCACCGGTGATCGTGTTGCCTGCACTGGATGCGTGGATGTTAACCGGCCGGATTCCGCCAAGTGCTTTCGTCAAATCTACAGAGCCGGCCCCGGAAAGCCGCACGTTGGAGCCGTAGGTCTCCCAGTCGGCAAGCGGGATTGCGCCGAGCCACTCCAAATCAGACAACTGTTCAACAGTCAGTGTTATAGTTGTGCTGAAACCGGTCGCCAAAACCTCGATGCTTGAAATAGACACCCGGCTCACGTCGCCACTTGCGATCCATAAGTCGCGACCCTGGCCTCCATTCAATCTTGTGTTAGTCCCGCTATGGAATGTGTCGTCACCGTCGCCCCCATTCAACGTGTCGACTTCCGACGAGAGCGTCGTGCTGGAATAGAGCGTGTCATTTCCTTTCCCACCGTTCAGAATATCCGAGGCGCTGCCGCCATAGAGGATATCATCCTTATCACCGGCGGTGACGGTGTTGCCGTCAGCGGACGCATAGATCACAACTGCTCGAACACCCTCCAGCTGTAGGCTCAAATCCACCGTGCCTGAGCTAGCGATTTCGAGTGAAACCGAGTCGTTCAGATTTGCGGCTAGGTCGTATGTAACGATGCGATCGTATGAAGAGAACTGCGACGCAGTAAGCGAAATTTGTTCATTGAACGTTTCTAATGTGCGCGTCAT